TCACAGGGCCTTGCGGCGGCTGATCTTGCTGCGGTCGTAGACCCGGGCGGTGGTGGCCTGGGTCTGGTGCATGTCGGGCAGGGCGCCGCGCAGCAGCTTGTGCTGGGTGGCGTAGAAGGCGCGCAGATCGTGGAAGCTGAAGCGCCGGCTGACGATGCCCTCGGCCACGGCCGCGGCCATCATGCGGGCCCACATGGCCTTGAACCCCGGCTCGGTGTAGGGCCCGCCGCTGCGGCAGGGGAAGACGGCGCCGCAGCGCTCGTCGGCCGCGCTGGCGCGCTGGCGGTCCAGCAGGGCGCGCAGCTCGGGCGTGATCTCGATGAGGTCCCACACCTCCTTGCCGGCGCGCTGCTTGCGCCGGCGGGCGCGGATCTCGCCTTCGCCCACCTGGGTGAAGGCCAGGTCGATGAACTCGCAGCGCCGCTGCCCGGTCATGGCGGCATAGCTGGCCATGGCGGCCAGGGTGGCGTAGGCCCGCCGTCCGCTGCCGTTGGCCCACTCGACCAAGGCACGCACCTCCGCCGCCTCGGGGGCCTCCGGCCGCGGGCGCTCGGGGTTGCGGCGCACCTGGCGGCAGGGGTTGGCCTCCAGCTCGCCACGCTCCAGGGCCAGGTTCATCAGGTTGGACAGCAGGGCCACCTCGCGGTTGGCGCTGACGGGCGCGCCCGCCCGCTCGACGCGGAGGTAGCGCGCCACGTCGGCCGGGCGGATGGTGCTCGATGCTGCCTCGCCGAAAACCCGGCCGAGGATGGCCCACTGCTGGGCGTAGGCCTTGCGGGTGGTGTCGGCCAGGTCGGCCCACTGCGGGGACTCGGTGTAGGCCCGCCACAAGGCCCCCACGGTGCCGGTGTCCTTGGCCCTGCCGGTCATGTCCAGAACGCGCTGGATGGCCTGCAGCCGGTCGGTGCCAAGCGGGATCGGCTTTCCGGAGACCGGGTGGTAGCGGTAGCTCACGGTCACGCCGTCCGCCCAGGGGCGGGCTTCCATCCTGGGCAGCAGGCCCTTGGAGGATGAGCGATCGCGGGGGCGGGTCATGCCGCCCGACTCCACTTCGGCCCGGCCGCCTGCTGGCCGGCGGCGGGCCGCCCTCCCTGGGCGCGCTCGACGGCGGCCCAGGTCAGCACGGGCAAGCCGTCGATGCCGCGCCGCGGCGCATGCAGGCCAAGGTGAGCCTTGATCCACTTGGCCTGGGCAGCGTGCTGCCGGTAGCCGGTGAGGGCCACCAGGTCGGCGTGCGTCAGAAGGCCGGCTGGGCTCACTCGCTGATCCTCCCGGTGTAGACGGCCGGAGCCCCGGCCCGGCGCACGACTTTGGTGTCCGGCGGCGCCTTGGCGTAGGCCGGCGAGGGGCAGACCTGCACCTTCACGCCGGGCGGGATGACGGTCTTGGCCAGCTTCGACGCAGCAGCCTGGGGCTCCGGGCGCAGGGTCACGGGCGGGCGCAGGCCGCCGGCGTCGGCGGGGATGTGGCCGCCGCTCAGGCTGTAGCGGCTGGCGGGGTGTTCACCCCAGCGGTGGCGTGCTTGGGCCATGGCGCTCAGCCCTTCAGGCGGTGCACGGTGCGGCCGGTGATGCCGGGCGGAAGGCCATCCTCCGGCGCAGCACCCCCGCAAGTGCCGCCGCCCAGGAAACCGCTCTCGCGGCCGCCGGTCACCTTGATCGCGTCGACTTCCACCTTGGCGGACTCGATCAGGGTACGGGCCACCTCGTTCACTGCCTTGGCGGTGTCCAGGTCGATCTTGCCGGCGCGCAGCTCCCGCAGGGTGATGAAGAGGTCGCCGCGCAGGCCTTCGAGGGTGTTGGCGTTCTGGCTCATGGGGTGCTGTCCTTCGGGGCTGGTGCGCGGTCTTGCGGCTGGCTGCGGCCGGCGCGGTTGATGCTGCGGGTGAGGGCGCCCACGGCGCGGATGGCGCGCTTGATGGGCTCGGGGTGGTTGTGGATGCTGTTGCGCTGCATGAGCTGGGCGCGGGTGAGGAGCTCCAGCGCGTCGGGGGTGATCAAGGCGGGGTCCACCGTCTGGCGGCCGGGCTTGAACACCAGGACCATGCCGGGCGGCACGGGCCCGTGGACGGCTTGCCACACCAGCAGGCTCACGGGCTTCCAGCGCTTGTGGCGCGGGCCGGGCTCGTCGCTGACCTTCTGGTCCAGCACGCCGTCGGCGTTGACCACTTGGGTGCCGATGGGCCGCCAGGTGTGGGGCACCGTGCCGGGCTTGAACTGCGTGGCCCGGCAGGCGTCCTGCGTGCCGGTCACGCCCTTGATGCCCTTGTTCCAGGGCTCCGTGCCGGGCTGGATGCGGGTGCGCAGGCTGCCGTGGCCTGGCCGGCTGCTGCGCTCGCGGGCGGTCTCGGCGATCAGCTCGACGGACTTGCGCAGGCCCATGGCGTTGGCCTTGCGCAGCACCTGGGCGATGTTGAGCCCCAGGGCGCAGGCCAGGTCGAGGGTCAGGCTGGTGGCGTAGTTGCGGCGCAGCAGCTCTTCGTCGGCCCAGGTCCAGCGGTGGCGTGCTGGTTTGCTCATGTTCGATCCCCCCTGCGCTTCATCGCGTCCAGCAGGATGTCCTGCACCTCGCGCTTGGTCTGCACCCGCTCGATGACGAGCTCGTCCACCGTGTCGCGCGCGATGATGTTGTGGACGAAGACCGGTCGGTCGTGGCCGGCCTGCTTCTGTCGGGTGGGGCCGACGCGCTCCAGGATCTGCAGGCGCTCCTCCAGGTTCCACCAGTGGCTGAAGTAGACGAGGTGGTGGCCGCCGTCCTGCAGGTTCAGGCCGTGGCCGGCGCTGGCCGGGTGCGCGAACAGCATGGGGATGCGCCCGGCGTTCCAGTCGCGGATGGTGCGCGGGTCGGAGTCCAGCACCCGGCCGGCGCGGAAGGCGCGCTGCAGCCGGGCCAAGTCGCTCTTGAAGTGGTAAGCCACCAGCAGCGGCGCGCCGGCGGCTTCCTCGACGATGCTGGCCAGCGCGTCAAGCTTGGCATCGTGCAGTTCCTCCCAGTCGGTGTTGCCTTCGCCCACGTAGGCTGCGCCGTTGGCGATCTGCAGGCACTTCATGGTCTTGGCCGCGGCGTTTAGGGCCTCGACGCCATGCTGTTCGAGCTGGGTGAACATCTCGCGCTCCATCTCGCGGTAGTGCTTGCGCGCCTTCATCGGCAGGTCCACCACGATGTTGTTCACGATGGGCTCGCGCAGGTCGAACCAGTCGCGCGCGTCCACGGTGGTGCACACGTCGGCCAGCGCGGCTTGGATTTCCGCCTGGGCGTGCGGCAGGGCCGTGATGCCGAAGCCGCTGGGGTGGCTGGTGAACCAGCGCTGCTTGAACGCGTCGAAGGTTCGGCCCAGGCGCTGACCACGATCCACAAACCAGGCCTGGCCCCACAGGTCTTGCAGGCCGTTGGGGCTGGGCGTGCCCGTCAGTGCGACGAATCGGTTGACCTTGCTGTGCGCGACCCGGCCCAGCGCCTTGGCGCGCTCGGTGCCCTGGCGCAGGCGGAATCCCTTGAGCTTGGTGGCCTCGTCGGCGATGACGGTGCGGTAGGGCCAGCGCTCACCCCAATGTTCGACCAGCCAGGGCAGCTGCTCGTAGTTGGTGGTGTAGACCTGGGCGTCTTGCCCGAGGGCGGCCAGCCGTTCGGCTTCGCAGCCGACGATGGGCATGACGTTGAGGCCGCTCAGATGCAGCCACTTCGCGGCCTCCTCCGGCCAGGTGCTGCGCGCCACTCGCAGCGGGGCCAGCACCAGGGCGGGGAACACGTCCTCGCTCAGGCTCAGCACGTCCAGCGCGGTGAGCGTGCTCACTGTCTTGCCCATGCCCATGCCGGCCCAGATGGCGCACCGCGGGCTGTCGACGATGGTGTCGATGATGCCCCGCTGGTAGCCGTGGGGGGTGAAGGCGCGGCGGGTCATGCGTCCGGCCACAGTGCCCGGCCGACCTGCGGCCAAGGATCGCCCAGGCGCGCCATGTCGGTGGGGTTGCGCAGGGAGGCCGGCACCATGGCGTCCGCCGCAGCTTGTAGAGCGCGGCGGGTGACTTCGTGCTTCACAACGGCGTCGCGGTGCATGTCGCGCGCACGGATCAACTCCGCGTCGAGCCGGGCGATCTCATCGGTGGCCGCGCGCTGCAGCGCCAGCGACGGGGCTTGTTGGGTGAGTGCGTCACGCAGGTTCATGCCAACAGCTCCTCGACACCCTCGACCGAGTCGATCACGACGACGCGCTGACCCATCGCACGCATGCGCTCGTGCTCGCGCAGCTGGTGCGCTTCGGGCTTGGCGCCGAGCGCCTTCAGCTCGACCCAGATGGCGGAGCCGTTGCGGTAGAACCAGCTCCCGTCAGGGTTGCGAGTGCTGCGACCGGGCAGCATCACCAGCCGGTCCGGCGCGCCGCGGCGGCCGATCCACTGGACCTTGCGCACCTCACCGCCGAGCTGCTTCACGCGCTCGACCAGGTGCCGCTCGATGTCGCGCTCACGCATGCGCGCCCCTGCTGGCCAAGCGGTCGTAGCTGTGCACCACGGTCTTGAGGCTTTGCGCGATCTCGGCATGGTCGGCGAAGCGGCCGTAGCGCTGGCCGCGTTCGGCTAGCAGGGCGGCGGTGGGGTCGGTCACGGGGATCTCCTTCATGCCAGATCGCAATCCGCCTCGGTGGCGGCCAGCGCACGGACCCAGGACGGGGGCTCCATGCGCAGGTGCTTCTCGACGAACGCGCGCCGCCAGGGCATCAGCAGGCCCACGAACTCCGGCACGCCCCGGACCTGGACCAAGGCGCCGTCCTCGCCGTTGTGCGCGATCAGGAAGGCGCTTTCGTTGTTGGTGGTCTTGGCGCCCTTTGCGGCGCTGAACTTGTGCATCGCGAGAAGGTTTTCAGGGTTGAACTGCGCCGTCTCGCCGTTCGCGCGGACAGGTATGGCCCGGCGCCAGTCCGGGTAGTGCAGGCCGTCGGCATGCCACCGATGCGAGCTGCCGGTCAACGTGTCCGTGGCCGTCCAGGCCAAGCCATTCGGGCTGTGCAGATGGATGCTGGGCCCGGCCTTGCGCAGCGCTTCCACCACCGCGCGCGGCACCTGCACCGTGAACGCCTCGGGGCCCTCTTCGATGCCTTGCTCCTGCCGCATGGCGCCGATGATCTGGCCGTTCGACGCCACCAGAAAGTGCTCTCTGGCCGACGCCTCGACGTGGACGGTGTTCAGGTAGGTGCGGATGTCGCCTTTCGCCGCGAGGTGCAGCAGCGCCACCAAGGGCTTGGTGTTGAGAGTGATCTGCATGGGTCAGTCTTTCCGGTAGCGAGGGGCCTCGAAGCCAGCCGCCGCCAGCGGCATGTCGGGCGCCCAAGGTGGGGTGGCGGCCAGTAGGCTGGCCAAGTGGGTGGGGTTGAATTCGGGCGCGTCGGGGGCTTCGCAGATCACCTCGTCGTGGACGGTCAGCACGATCTCGTAGCCCGCCGCTTCGATCAGCGGCATGGCGTGGGCCATCACGTCGCGGGCAACGGCCTGGCACACGTTCTCGAACAGCTTGCCGCCGTAGGTCTTCAGGCGCCCCCACCGGCGGCTGTACTGGTTGACGCCCCTGTAGGTGATGACGCCGTCCACCAGCTGCGGGCCGGGATAGCACAGCGCCCGGCCGCTGGGCAGGCCGATGCGCAGCCAGTTGCCGTCGCGGCGGACCTTCAGCGGGCCGACCTTCACGGTCTGCTGGGGCCACTCGATGGCCTGCATGACGGCCCCGCGCAGGTCGGCCCACATCGCTGCGATGGCCGGGTGTGCCGCGCGCCAGCCGCGCTTGATGGCGTCGCAGGCCACGAAGGCGTCGCGGCTCAGGCCGAAGGTCTGCGCGCCCTTCTTGGTGGTCCAGGCGTGGAATTCGCGCGCTTCGTCCACGGCCCAGGCCGGCGCCACCGGCAGCACCTTGGCAGCCAGGTCGTCCAAGTTGATGCCGTAGGCCGCCGCGAAGGTGACGAAGGCGCCCACGCCACCCTCGTAGCCCAGCGCCAGCTCCTGCACCTTGCCGACCTGGCGCTGGTCCTTGCTCACCTGGTCGGCCGGCACGCCGAAGCTCTTGCTGTAGGCCAGCTTGTACAGGTCCGGGCCCTCGCCCGCGTCGAAGGCGCGGAAGGCGTCAAGCTTCCAGGTCTCGCCGGCGAGCCACGCCTGATCGCGGCCCTCGATGTTGGAGAGGTCGGCCACCACCAGCTTCTTGCCCGGCGGAGCGACGATCACCGAGCGGATGCAGTTGCTCGTCAGCGCCATCACGTTGTCGAACAGCAGGTCGGCGGCGCCCGCCTTCAGCGCGTCGATGCCGGCCTCGATGTCGGGCTGCGCCATCGTCGGGCGCGGCAGGTTCTGCGGCTGGAACAGCCGGCCCGCCCATCGCCCGGTGCGGCTGGCGCCGTTGAACTGCAGGGTGCCGCGCAGGCGGCCGTCATCGCTGGTGCCGCGCTGCAGCGTCTTGTACTTGCTGGTGCTGGTGGTGCAGGCCTGCAGGCGCACGGCGAGCAGCTCGCGCAGCTCGGCGGGCAGGTCCGGGTCGGCGATACGCCGCTCCAGCGTGGCGCCGGTCAGGTCGGGCAGGTCCACACCGTGGGCTTCCAGGATGTGCGCCAGCATCGCGTCGCGCTGCGTGGCGGCCTGTACCCGGCCCTCGGTCAGCTCAACCGTGCGGCGCGCCAGCACCTTCTGCTCGGCGTCCACGGCGGCAAGGGCCCCGCCCACCAGCTCCAGGTCGATGGCCACGCCGCGGTCGTTGATGCGCTGGTCCAGGTGCCAGAGGTCCAGTTCGGCGCCCTGGCTGTTCCAGGTCGGGAGGCGCTTGGCGACGGCGCGCATCGCGTCGATGTCCAGCGCGGCGTACTCCACGAAGCGGGCCCACTGGGTCGGGTGCGTCTCGCGGGTGGCGCGCTGGATCTTGGCCGTGGCCGGGCGCGGCTTGCAGAAGAGCTGGATCAGCTGCCGGCCGGCCTTGCCCTTGGCCTGGTCGGTGGGCACCTGCAGCACCTCACACAGCGCGCCCAGCGAGCCCGGCAGGCTGTGGCTCAGCGCCTGCACCATGGTGTCCCGCCAGCGGGCAGGACACCAGAAGGGGGCGGCCCACTCACCGGCATAGCGGCCGTAGGTGTGGGCCAGCACCGTGCGGTCGAAGTGGCTGTTGTGGGCCCAGATCTCGACCAGGTCGTCTTCGAGCGCGCCTTCCAGCGCCGCCGGCATGGCGCGGGCGAGGGTGCAGTCCCACACACTGACCGGGCCGTCGTCGAGCGCCCACGCGAAGAGCATCACCTCGGCACCCGCCGCGTAGGCGTGCGTGCCGTGGGTGATGGGGACCTTGGAGTAGGTCTCGAGGTCGACCCAGAGGCGCACGCCTGCTCTCCGGTCAGGCCAGCGACTCGGCGCCCGCGCCTTCGCTGACGTCGTCGAAGTCGTCGGCGCTGGCGCTGCGGCCACCGGCGAAGCTGTCGCCGTCGCGAAGGAACTGCACGCCCATCAGCGTGGCGCACACGCGCTTGCCGTAGTTGTTGTCCATTGCCCAGACGTCGATGGTGGCGTTGACGTAGCAGCCCGCGTAGGGCTTGCCGTCGGCGGCCACGAGCGGGGTCTTGTCGGCGTCGATCACCAGCGGGCGCACCTCGTTGCGGGCGCTGACGTAGACGCGGCCCTCGAAGCCGTCGTAGGTGCTCTTGAGGTCGCCGTCGTGCAGGAAGGTCTTGTCGCCGGCGCGGATCTGCTTGAGCATGGCCGGCGCCTTGGCACCCCACTTCTCGGTGCCGGCCTGGTCGATGGCGGCGTTGATGGCCTTCACCTGAGGGTCGGTCGGGCTGAGCAGCAGCACGGCCGAGAAGGCGGGCTTGCCCTCGCCGTTGACGGTCTTGGCCTCGAAGAGCGCGGGGAACGCCAGGCGCACGTTGTTGAGCTTGATCTTCATGAGGTGTCCTTTCTGGACGGGTTGGGAACGGGGTCAGGCGATGGCTTCAGCCGGCGGGGTGACGACCTCGAAGTCGTCGAGAGCAGCGCCGGGGTCCAGGGCGGGGCGCTTGTCGCTGGCGGGGGCCACGCTGGGCTTGCCTGGCGGGGTGACGATCAGCGCCTTGAGCTTGGTCCACTGCTTGGGGCCGATCTCGCCGGCCTTGGCCAGCTTCTCGGCGGTGGTGGGCGTGATCAGCGCGTACTCGTAGCGCAGGCTGTGCTTGAGGCCCATGACTTCCAGCGCGGTCTCGGCCTCGTCCTGGCTCTCCCACTTGCGGGCGCCCTTGCGGCCTTCCACCAGCTTGAAGCCCGGCACCTGCCGGCCGGCGAGCAGCTCGCCTTCGGCGCGGGCGCGCACGGCCTTGCACCAGGTCTCGACCAGCTCGACCGCGGCTAGGCACGCGCCCAGGTGCGCGCTGTCGGACTGCTCGATGCGATCCAGCGCGCCGGCCAGTTGCGGCGCCAGCGGCTGCGACACGTCCACGAAGTCGTCGGCCACGGTGTCCAGCACGCGCTGGCGCAGCGCCGGGCAGCTGGCCTTGGCACGGCAGAAGCGGCACCCGTGCTCGGTGGGGTGCAGGTCTTCGACCTCGTCCAGGCCCTGCGAGAGACAGCCCCGCACCCACCCGGCCTTCAGATCCACGGCCTGGCCGAAGGTGCGGAGCTCGTCCAGGCCCACCGTCCACTCGTCGATGTGGTTGCGCCGGGGCTGCACGATGATCAGGCGCGCGTGGGTGAGCTCGTGGGCGAGCTCCAGCTCGCGCAGCGCGGCAAGGGCGTAGATCTGCAGCTGCTCGTTGTGCTTGGCGTCCACCTCCACGCCGCGCCCGTACTTCAGGTCGATGACGATCAGCTCACTGCCCAGGACCACCACCGCGTCGGCCGTGCCGTGGGCTCCGGGCTCGCCGGTGAGGTGCTCGATGCTCAGGCGCTGCTCCACCATCAGCTCGCCCCCTGCGGCCACCAGAGCGCGCACGGTGTCCAGGTAGACCTGCGCGTAGGCGGCCATGTCGGCGCCGACGGTGAAGATCGCCCGGTCGCTGACGTTGACCTGCTCGCCGATGTACTCGGCGGCGTCGACGCCCATCAGCAAGCAGGTAGCGGCCAGCTCGTGCGCCGCGGTGCCCTCATCGGCGAAGGTGTTGGACTCGTCGGGCAGGTCACGGGTCAGCAGCACCGAGCCGGGGCAGGCCATCCAGCGGTGGGCGGCGCTGGGTGAAAGCAGGGCGTGGCTCATGCCGTCACCTCCTCGGGCAGCTGGTTGAGGGCGGCCAGGAAGGCGGCGTACTGCTCCACCTTCAGGTTCTGTCCGGTGCGCACGCCGAAAGCCGACAGGGTGTCGATCACATGCTCGCGGTGGGTCTTGGCCAGCGCGTTGATGCGCTGCTTGACCGCGTCGTAGGCCACCGGCTCAGCCGCAGCAGTCGAGGGCGGGGGTTCGGCTGCCGCAGGTGCGGCAGTGGGGTCGCAGGCGGCGGCCGTCTTCTCGGGCGCAGCGGCCGCCGCCGCCCCGGCAGTAGGCGAGGTAGGGGCAGGCGGGCTGGTCGGCTCGGCGGGGCCGGGGGCAGAGGCCTTCAGCGCTTGGGCGCGCTTGGTCTCGCTCCGGCTCTGCGGCTTTTCCACCGGCGCGGCGGCGACCTCCGCGGCCGGTTCCGCGCCTTTCGCAAGGACCTGCGCCTGGGCGTCCAGCAAGGGTTGCAGCGCGCACAGCACCGCGTGGAGTTGCTCGCTGCTGTGCAGCGTGAGGGTCAACGGGAACACGTGAAGGCCTCCTTCTCAGGCAGTGGGGATTGCGGCGACCAGCTCGCCGTCGTTGATCTGGCGCTCAAGTTCGGCCAGGCGGTCCAGCTCGCGCTTCAGGTCGGCGGGCTCGTAGAGGTCGGCGTCGGCGCAGGCGTCCAGCAGGCGCTGCGCGGCGTCCAGGTCGTTCTTCTCGGCGAAGGCCAGCGCGGCACCGATGAGCTCCAGGTCCTTCGTCTTGTCGAAGTCGTAGCCGTCGAGCAGCGGCGCCAGGCCGGCGGGCAGGTCGGGGCTGTCGATCCGCGCTTCGAGGCGCCGGCGCAGCTCAATCTCCAGCGCAGTGCTGCTGAGCTCGTGCTGCTCCTGGTAGGCGCGGCGAAGCGGCTCCTCGTCGGTCAGGCATTGCAGGTGAACACTCATGCCAGCACCCACACCAAAGCAGCGGTCAAGGCCATCGACAGCACGCACAGCCAGTGGGTCAGCGCCTTGGCCGCGCCAAGTGCGTCGTCGCTGGGCGTCTCGATCGCACACGCCGTGCGCGCATCGGGCCCGAAGGCCTCCACCAGCGTGCGCGGGTGGCGGTAGGTAAGCTCATCGCGCCGAGGTGATTGATGGTTCAGGCTCATCGCGTGATCCCGGTAAAGAATTCCACAAGGCACCACACCAGGCCGGCTGCGAAGGCGGCCCAGATCATGGCGTCCACCAGATGGACCAAGGTGCGCGGGCCCTGCTCGTCATCGGCCACCAAGCCCTGCAGGGCCGCGTCGCTCAGCCAGGCCGAAACGCCAGGATCGAAGGTCTCGGCCGGCTCGTGGGGCGGACCGTCATGGGGAAGAAGCTTGCTCACGGAGCCACACCGCTTTCTGCGCTCGCCAATACGGCGCTCGCGGCCTCGGCCTGCATCACGACCAGGTCGGCGGCCAGCGCCGCATGCCGCTGCAGCACCGCTCCGGTGAGGAGCGTGACCATCACCCCGGCTCGCTGCATGTCGCCGCGCACTGCGTGACGCATGGCGGCCATCAGCATGTCCAGGTCGTCATCGCCTTCCAGCACCAGCTCGCCCAGCAGGGCCTGGGTGGCCGGCGCGCCGGCGGCCAGGCCTGCACGGGCACAGTCGTAGGCCTCGTTGAAGGCTTCCTCGCGGATTTGCTCGCTGCCAGGCCGCTGCCACCAGGCGGTGGCGCGGGCGCGTTCGGCATCCGCACATGCCGGGGCCTTCACGCGGCCCCAACAGCGGTTTGGGTCGCCGGCGGCGCCCAGTGCTCGATGTGCGCATCCAGCAGCGCCAGCGCAGCGCCGTACTCGCGCCCGTGGCAGCCGTCACCATGCTCATCGGCCACCGCCGCCTCAAACGCAGCGCGCGTTCCAAAGAAGCAGCCTGTCTGAACCCGCGGCCCTTGGTCAGTGAGCCAAAGCGTCAGGGTTGCTGCGCGAGAGCCGATGGGCCCGATATGCAGGCAAGGGCGAAGACCCACAAGCTTCAAACTGCCGCCCAGGTCCGCGCCGGCCAGGTTCGCGCCGGCCAGGTTCGCGCCGGCCAGGTCCGCGCCGGCCAGGTCCGCGTAGGCCAGGTCCGCGTAGGCCAGGTCCGCGCCGGCCAGGTTCGCGCCGGCCAGGTTCGCGCCGGCCATGTCCGCGCCGGCCATGTCCGCGCCGGCCAGGTTCGCGCCGACCAGGTCCGCGCCGGCCAGGTCCGCGCCGGCCAGGTCCGCGCCGGCCAGGTTCGCGCCGGCCAGGTTCACGCCGGCCAGGTCCGCGTAGGCCAGGTCCGCGCCGGCCAGGTTCGCGCGGGCCTTGGTGGCGGCCTTGGTGGCGGCCTCCAGCGTCACGCGCATCGCGATGCCGCAGGCCTGCTGCTCGTCGGTGACTTCGTGCTCGAACAGCGCCTCGTCGGACCCGCGGTGGCGGATGGTGATCTTCGGCATCCCCGTCTCCCTCACCCCCGCCGTCGCGGCGTTGTCTTGGGGCGCGGGCTTACTCTAGCGAAACGTTAGCCTATGAGTCAAGCGAAACGTTAGATTTCTTCGGGGTTGAGGTGCGGGAAGGGTTGGCCGTTGTGCTGCGTATCGCTACGCTATACACTTCACCGCGTGACGATCAAGACCTTCCAGCACAAGGGCCTGAGGCAGTTCTTCGAGACCGGCAGCACGGCGGGCGTGCAGGCGCAGCACGCGCCGCGGCTGGGCCGCCTGCTGCGGGCGCTGGATGCCGCAGCTGCGCCTGGCGACATGGGCCTGCCGGGCTGGGGCCTGCACCCGCTCAAGGGGGCGCTGGCCGGGCATTGGGCTGTGTCGGTCAGCGGCAACTGGCGGCTGACCTTCCGCTTCGAGGGTGCCAATGTGGTGCTCGTCGATTACCTGGACTACCACTGAGGGCTGAGACCATGGACACGCATCTGCATCATCCGCACCCCGGCGCCATCCTCCGCGAGGACGTGCTGCCTGCGCTGGGCTTGACCGTGACCGAGGCTGCCGCGCAGCTGGATGTGACGCGCGCCACGCTGTCGCGTGTGCTCAACGGGCGCGCGGCGGTCTCGCCCGAGATGGCGCTGCGCATCGAGGCTTGGCTGGGCCGCGACCGCGGCGGCGATGCCGGCCTGTGGCTGCGCATGCAGGCCAACTTCGACCGCCACGCGGCGGAGCTGCGCCTGCGCGATCACCCGCTGCGCGTGATGCGCGCTCCCGAGGCTGTTCCAGCCTGAGCCCCTGGCGTGAAAAAGCCCGCGCGCAGGCGGGCTGGTGGCACGTGATCAGTTCGCGGGGGGCAAGTCGAAGCACAGGTCGCTGTGCTCCAGCATCGAAGGCTTCACCCGTTGCCCTAGAGGGCACAGATAGAGGTGGGCGCCTTCTCGCCGCGCAAACTTCATGGCCGGCACAAAGTCGCTGTCGCCCGTGACCAGCACGATCACCTGCACCTGCCGCTTCAGGGTCAAGGCGGCGATGTCCATGCCGATGCGCATGTCCACGCCCTTCTGTGTGATCTGCGGACGCAGGTCGTCGGGCTTGACTTCGACGGAGGGGCCGACGGCGTTGCCGAGCTTCTTGGCGCTGAGCTCCCAGCCCTGGAACGCCAGCTCGCCCAGGCGCAAGGCCATGAACGGCAGTTGGGCCAACTGCTCGAAGAGATTGCGCGCCCTGGCTGCGGTAGGTGAGGCCCCGAACTCCACCAGCTCGCCGCCCAGCGGTTTCTGGTGGGCCGTTTCAAGCGGCATCGAGTCGTAGTAGTAGACCCGGTGCATGCGCATCCCGGCCAGGGCTTCATGCTGCTGCAGTTGGGCAACCAGGCTTCGGAAGCTCTCGGCGGTCGCGGGTGCCTTGGCCGTCCCGATCTTGCGTTTGGCGAAGCCGCCGTCGATGAGGATCGCGTAGCTGAGCATCGGAGCCCGAAAAGTTGGCCGCCAGTCGGGTCGGACGTCGAGGCGTCCTGTTATATGTCACCCGAAAGGCAGCCGTCTCTGCTATGTGCAGGCAAATAGTGTGCCACATTGCTGCGCCGCAGCGTGAGCAGGGTTAACGCTGCAGTCGAGCAGTACTTCGCTGGTTCCGGCTGAATCGATCAGATCGGCAGCGGCTGCTCCAGCAGGCGCGCGGCCGCTGACGGCGTGGGCGCCTCCAGAATGTGCAGGCCGCGGTAGCGGGCCACGCGGCTGAGCTGATCGCGTGCAGCCAGGGCGTGTTCGCGCGCCTCGGCGCTGGCGCCTTCGGCCAGCGCGTCGGTGTTGAACAGCAGGGTGCCGGCGAAGTTGTTGCCACCCATGTGGTCGCGCGCCATATCCAACTCCAGCATCTTGCTCTTGGCTTCCTGGTCGGTGCGCTGGGCCTGGCGGCGCGTGCTGGGCAAGCTGGTGACCTGCACGGCCAGCGGCCCGTTGGCGTAATCAATGACCACCTCAGGTGCTTCGCCCGAGCTGCTCAGCGGCACTTCGAAGCGACTGGCGTTGGCCTGGTCAGCGCCAACGAAGATGCGGCGCAGCAGGGTCAGGAATTCACCGGTGCGCACGGAGTGGCGGGCGTTGGCCGGCTCGGATTCTTCGATGATCTCGTCGGCCGAGCCGAACACGCTGACGCTGCGCACGGCGGCGTCGAGCAGCTGGTCGACGCTCCAGCCCCGGGCCACCATCACCGGCCCCATCTCGAAGCTCTTGAACAGCGGGCGCAGCTCGTCGATGGGCAGGCCGGCCTGCTGGCGCTGGGTCATGTAGTCGGCGCACTCGCGCAGCACGCCGTGGGCGGAGTTGCCGCGCTGTGCACCCAGCAGCTGGCGCAGGCGCCGGGCGCTGATGATGCTGTGCGTGGCTGCCGTCAGGGCCAGGGCGGTGGTCTCGTGCGCCTGCACGGCCAGCAGCGCCAGCAGCTTCTCGCCAGTGCCGGGCAGCGGCTCCCACAGCACCGGGCGGTAGCGGGCGACCAGCGGCGCACGGGCCGCGGCCACGCCGGCAGCGGGTGGGATCAGTTGTTGGGGGGCGAGGAGTTCCACAGTGAGGCGCCTTCACGCACGCCCAACCGCTCGTTGACCATGAGGGCCAGCGGCTCCAGGCGGGCTGCGATGCCGCGCAATACTACTTCGGCCATGGGCCAGATGTCATCGACGGGCGGGTAGCCCGTGTGCCATTGCCGCATCCGGTCGGCCAGCAGGCCGAGGCGCTGGCCCGCCTTCTGGAACTTGGCCGGCTGGCCCTGCAGGCCATGATCGGACGGCCGGCGGCGCGCCAGCTGGGCGGCCAGCTCGTTGCCCCGGGCGCGATGCTCCAGCACGCGCTGGCGGTTGGCCTGCACCGCCCAGCGGCGGATCACCTGGGCCAGCGGCTGCAGCGCCAGTTCGTGGTCGATGAACCAGTAGCGGTGGCCGTCGAAGATCAGGTTGCCGGTGTGGCGGTCGGCGTTGGCCACCAGTTCGTCCCAGGCGGCGCCCGGTGCTGCGGCCGGCATCTCGCACAGCCGGCGCCAGGTGTGTTCCTCGGCCGCCGCGTCGTCGAGCATGCGCACGGCGCTGTCGTCGGGCCACTGGTGCACGCTTCCGAAGCACAGGAAGTCCTGCGTGTTGGGCAGCGGCTTGGCCCTGACGGGCAGGCCGGGTAACTGGTCGCGTTCGGCCAGCACCACCACGCCGCGGGGCACGTCGAGCTTGAGTTCGGCCGCCGCCAGCGCGCAGGCCAGCTCGATGGCGACCTTGGGCTGGTTGTTCATCCACTTCACAACCGCGGGCACGCAAGACTCGGTGCTGCCCGGCACCTGCAGTTGCCCGCGCCAGACCTTGTTCTCCTGCCCTGCTTCGACGGTGAGCCCACCACTCATCAGCCGCGCCCAGGGCGGGCGGGATGTGTCGTCGAGGTCCAGCCCCGGCACCAGGCGGGTGTTTTCAGTCATCGGGCGCCCCTCCCTGGGCATGCGGCACAGCCTGTGATCCGGCTTTTGCGCCTGCGCCGGCTGGCTTACCGGCGAAATCGTGGGTCTCGGCCAAACCGGTCGGTGCGGCATTGGCAGACGCCGCGCTGTGCAACTCCGCCAGGCGCTGCCGGTAGACCGAGGCGTCGTCCCCCAGCACGGCCAGTAGAGCGGTGCAAGGCTTCTGGCGCTGCGGGCCGCATGTCAGTGCACAGCCGCCGATGGCTCCGCCGCGGCCCTGATCAGGCGCGACATGGGCCATGCCTTGGCGAAGCGGCCCAAGATGGACACCTCGGTCGCGGCGCGCTCCGGGGCGGTGCGGTCGTCAACGATCACGCGGATCTGCACGCTGGCGTTCAACTCGGAGCCGCGCACGTCCACGAGCTTGCGCAGCTCGGCACTGCTCGCGGCAGGTGCGCTTCCGATGGCATCGATGTACTCGTTGCCCATCCTGAAAGCGAAGCTGTGTTCCGAGCCGCTGAGGCCCAGCAGTGGCTCCGGGTCGTCCAGCAGCGGGCTGGCCGGGCGCCAGGCGCGCAAGTAGAGGGCCGCTTCTTCGCGCAGGGTGTTGCTTGTCGAGGCGCCCGTTCCGTTCGCTGAGCGTGCCCAGGCGTCCAAAGCCAGCAGGCCAGAAACCATGCGGGCAAAGGCGGATGGGGCCTGCGCAGTGGGCGCCAACACTTCGACGACGCCGTCGTCGTTCAAGGTCACGTGGTACGGCGCCAGCGCCGCTCGCAGGGGTTTCCAGGCGCGACGGTCGTCCAGGCGGTGCCCCAAGCCAAGCAGCCACGACAAGGTCATGCCTTCATCGCTGAGGTGCACGGTGTCACCGACGCTGAACGCGAAGAGGCTCATCCCGTCACCGTCGAAGAAGCGGAACGGGGTGACCACCGCGGCGCAGAGCGATCCATCTCGCATGGCCTGCGGCTCGCAGCGCATGCCAATGAGGTCGGGTAGCAGTGAGCAGTTCATCGCAGTGGGTAGGCGGTTGGGTCAGGAACGGTTCCATCCAGCGTCAGGGCGCAGCGCTGGCAGAACACGTCAAGCATGCCGTTGAACCCGATGGATTGCCAGGCTGGGTCGTCCGGCTGACGGGGCTCGCCGATGTGCTCGTGCGGGAAATCATGGTCCCCAGGGCGCATGCCCGTAAGGCCTGGATTGTCGATTTGATAGACCCGGAGCAGATGGGCTCCATCAGCCTGAAACAGGGTGATCTTCCAGGCGATGGTTGTCAGCCTGGGCTTGGTGGTGGCCATGCACTGCACGTGCATGCCGGGGATGGTGGCCCCGTCGCCGTCCACGACACCGAACTCGAGCGTGGACACACCACGGTGCGTGCGGTGCTGCCGCCAGCTCTCGGGAGGGCACCCCGTCTTGTGAAGCGCCATCAAGGCGCGCGCCTGCGCGTGGCTGAGCCCCGGCATCAATAGCCCTCGGCGTCGATCCAGCGCAGCACGGCCAGCAGGGTCATGTCGGGGTCGTCGGCGCTGTCGTAGGTGGGGAAGTCCTCGTTGGGGGCGCGGGCGCGCCAGGCTTGGTCGGCACCCACGGCGTAGCGCCGCAGGTGGCGCTCGCCGTTGCCGCGCTGCACCAGGATCACCTGGCCAGGCTGGGCGCTGTGCCCGGCGGCCATGATCAGGCCGGTGCCCCGCAGGATCTTGGGCGCCAGCGCGTCGTCGTTGGCCACCAGGCGGAAGGCCGGCGGCAAGACCTTGGTTTTCATCAGCTCCCCCCACTCAATCAGTGGAGGAACTGTAAATTCGTACAGTTTCAGCGGGTGAGCCTGGCCGGCCCCGGCCACCGCCATCTGCCCGAAATCGCCCACCTGCTGGTGGGCCTGGGCGGTGTGGGTGGGGAGACGCCAGCCGGGGTAGTGCTCGTCGAGCTTGGCGCGCAGCGCGGGCCCGACGCCTTTCGGCCGGCCCGACGGCAGGCGCACGCCTTTCAGGATTTGGTAGATGGTCTGATCGTTGACTTCGATCTTGTCAGCGACGGCTGTGGCGCCACCATTCGCTTCAACGATGCGCCTCAGCGCGTCAACCATTGGGTCAGTCATCCTTCGATCCTCTAGCTTTTAGCTAGTCGTCTCCAGTTCGTTTCGCTTGCCTGGCTTCTAACGTTTCGTTAGAGTGAGCGGCATGAACGCCTTGACGCCCTCTGAGCGTGCTGCCGTGGCCACTGCCGTGGGGATACACGACCAGTACCTCTACCAGTGCCTGACCGGCCGACGGCCGACGCCGGTCGACCGCTGCCCCGCCATCGAACGCGCCACCTCCGGCCGCGTGAGCTGCGAGGAACTGCGCCCGGACGTGCGCTGGCACCGCGTGCCCGACGCCGACTGGCCGCACCCCGAGGGCCGCCCCTTGATCGACGTGGCCGCGCCGAAGGCGCATAAGGAGGCAGCGTGAGCGCAGAGACCGACTGGGCTGCCCGGCTGGCGCAGCACGACCTGCCAAGCGTCATGTGGTCAGAGGTGCGGCTCGCCGTGCTCGACGCAGCGCGGCACGGCGAGGTGTTGAGCATCGGCCAGGTCGAGAGCATGGTGCTGCTCCTGGCGGCGATCAACCGCGCCCAGCGGCTTGCTGCCGAAGCGCGCGGCGCAGGTGCTCGATGAATTTCGCGATCCCCGCAGCGTCCTCCTCGGCCAGCCCGGCCGACTTGATCAGGCCGGGCTGGTGCTTGATCAGCAGCTCCAGCAGGCGATCCGCCTCCCGCTGTGCTTCTGCTCGTGCGACTTCGTTTTCCATGGCCGTGGCCCTTGCTGAGGGCGGTGCGTTGAGGAACTCCCGTTCTCAGCAGGTGAGCCACGGCCACCCGTTCACCACGAAGAAGGAGCGGCGTGATGCTGCAGCGTGAACCCCTGCCCGAGCTGGCCCTGGTGGGCGGCACCTGCGGCATGGCCGAGGTGAGCCTGGACGGCGTGCCGCAGGGCTTCGAGCTTTCGATCTGGCTCACCGGCGCCGAGGCCATGCGGGTGATGCCCACGGGCTTCTGGCTGCGTGTGGCGGGTGCGGACACGTTCTTCACCCCGGCCGGCGTGCTGTTCAACCGCGCAAGGTTTGCAGCCACGAAAGTGCTTCCGGCCAGCGATCCAGCCCCTCGCACACCAGACGTCTGGCTGCTTCAGACCAAGCCTCTTTGCCCAGCCCAAGGAGAGCTGCCTTGATGCGCGATTTCTCGGCGGCCGGAAGGTCGGTGGCGTCGACGCGCTCTGCCAGCAAGGCCCGGAGGGTGTCGCTGTCGAGGCGCATGGTGACGACGCCCAGGATGGCGCCCAGGCCGCCGTCGTCGGCCAGGAAGTCCAGCCCGCGTGCAGTGATGACGCTTTCGCCCATGGGCATGAAGCTGTTGTCGCCGATGCAGCCGCGCCGCTGGTACCCGCTTTCAAGCAGCTCGTGCTCGGCCAGGTACTGGGTGTTGACCAGCAGGGCCCGATCGTCCGGGCGCGGGTGTCCGGCAGCTTCAATTGCGGCAGGCAGGTCGAACTCGCCTTCCGGGTATGCGGATGCCAGGGTTTCGAGGATGAGCTTTTGCAGGGCTCGGTCGAGCATGGGGCTATCCCTTGGGGGTGGGCCTGCGCAGCGGGAGGCGGCGTGATCGAAGCATCACAAACCCGGCACGCTGAGCGCAGCGAAGCCGCTCATGCCGATGCTGGTCTTGCACTCGGGGCACCTGGCTCCGGCGCCCCTGACATGCAGCGCCGAGCGGTGGCGACGGATGTCCAGGCACGGCTGGCAGAGGTAGTGCTGCGGCTGCGCAGGGACTGGACCGCCGGGCCCGGCCAGTGCTGGCCGCTGATCTACCCGGTACGCGACATGCCCGGGAGCGAGTTCGACCATCGTGTATCCCGAGCGCTGCGCGAGGGCGTCTTCTGCTTCTCTCAGTTTCTGGGCTGTCTCGAAGTGCTGCTGCTGCAGCGCGAGCAGGGCAGCCGTGAGGCTGAAGAGACGCTGCTGGGCGTCGAGCAGCGTCTCGTTGAGCTTGGCCACCTCCGGCGCGAGCTTGGCGGCATCGCGGATGCCCAGCAGGCCCCGGCCGATGTCGACGGCGGCCGTGACGGCGCCGGCTGCTGACGTGACGAGCGAAATGTCCATGGGCGCCCCCGCCGTGGCGGGCGTGGTTGAGGGACTTCGATCCTCCCACGGTGCGGGGCGCCCGCCCTTGTCTCCCTCGTGCGCCCTGGCGCCGGCCTATCCGGTGCGGGCTTGCCCCCTCCCAGGCCCGCGCGCGCGTTTGCCCCGGGGCCTCGTCGGCCCTGGGGTTTCTTTCTTCTGAGGCCTTTACATGCCGAAGCGCGAAAACTCCACCCACGTCCGGCTTTCCGAGGAGGCCGACGCCATGCTGGAGCTGATGGCCGAGGCCCATCGAACGGACAAGGCTGCCCTGGCGGCTGACCTGATCGAGCGGGCGTTGCTGGGTGAGGGGCATGCGCTCAAGGTAGCGGCTACCCGCCTGGCGCGCTTGGGAATCGCGGGGAGCTTCAGGGAGTGAGCGCGGTGCTTGATCGGCCGACCCTGCTGGAGCTGCTGCCTGACGGCATCCCGCTGGCCCTGCGCCAACACCGGCGCTGGGCGCCGTGGAGGGCGGTCTGGGCGCCGCGCCGCGGCAAGTGGGACAAGGTGCCGTGCGCCCCAGCCGGCTACGGCCTGAGCACGGCGAAGCCCGAGCGATGGCTGACTTTCGACGAGGCGCTGGCTGCGGTCCAGTCGCGCCCCGACCTGTTCGCGGGGCTGGGCTATCTGATGACGGGCGCGCACGGCGTGGTGGGCCTCGACCTGGATCGCTGCATCGAGCCCGATGGCGCGCTGTCGCCGTGGGCCGCCGAGCTGGTGGCCGAGTCGGCGAGCTACGCGGAGCGGTCCCCCAGTGGGCATGGCGTGCGGGTGATGTTGCAGGGGGCGGTGCCGGCGGACTGGACGAACCACGAGCGCGGCATCGAGGTCTACGGCGGGCACGAGCCGCGCTTCCTAACCCTGACGGGCCATCGACTGGAGGGCACGGCCGAGGACCTGCAGGCAGCCCCCGCGGGCGTGCTGGAGGCCCTGGCGCAGCGCCACGCACGCGAGCGCACATCGGCCGAGGTGGTGCGGCTGATCGAGCCGCTGCCGGACTTGGTGGACGAGCTGTTGTTGCCGGAGCTCGGGGACCTTTCGATCCCCTGGCAGGCCCGGGCCTTCTTGTCCGAGGGCGAGGCGGGTGCGGACCGCAGCCGAACGCTGTTCGCGACGACGGTGGCGCTGTTCGCAGCGGGCTTGCCGGCCGACGAGGTGCTGAGCCTTCTGGCGACCAACCCCCACGCGATGGGGGTGGCGCTGGACCACCGTCGCCAGGACGCTGACCGCGCGCTGATGTACCTGTGGGTGGAGCACACCCTGAAGGCCCGTGGCCGCGCCAGGCGCGTGGCCACGGCCGAGGACTTCGATGACGTGACCGAAGGGCAAGACGCTCGGGCCGAAGTGCCCGGCGCAGCCCAGGCGGGTGTGTCGGCGATGGCCGGGGCGGCTGGGAAGCCGGCCCCGGCGCTGCGGTTCAAGATCGCACAGGCCGCAGCCTTCACGCAGCGTGCGCCACTGACGTGGCTGGTCAAGCGGGTGCTGCCGCTGGCCGAGGTGGGGGCGGTGTTCGGCGAGTCCGGGAGCGGCAAGAGCTTCCTGGTGCTCGACCTGGCGCTGGCCATCGCCACGGGCCGCGAGTGGCGCGGGCATCGGGTCCGGCAGGGCCGGGTGCTCTACATCGCCGCCGAGGGCTCCGGCGGCATGGTGCGGCGCCTGCAGGCGCTGGCCGAACACCACGGCCTCGACCTGGCCGAGCTGGCCATCGACGTGCTGGGCGACGCGCCGAACTTCCTGGAGAAGCAGGACATCGGCGACCTGCTCAAGGCCATCGAAGCCTGCGGGCGCTACGACCTGGTCGTGGTGGACACCCTGGCCCAAGTCACCCCAGGCGCGAACGAAAACGCGGGCGAGGACATGGGCCGGGCGCTGGCGCACTGCAAGGTGCTGCACCAGCGCACGCGGGCGATGGTGCTGCTGGTGGCCCACGCGGGCAAGGACACCTCCCGGGGCCTGCGCGGCTGGTCGGGCATCAAAGGCGCCTTGGACGTGGAGATCATGGTCGAGCGCTCGGACGCGTACCGCGCCGCGACGGTCACGAAGATGAAGGATGGTGAAGGTGAGGGCACGGAGTACCCCTTCACCCTCCAGAGCGTGACGCTGGGGCAGGACGAGGACGGCGAGGCCATCACAAGCTGCGTGGTCCAGCACGGCCAGCACGTGCCCCAGGAGGCCCGCAAGGCACAGCCCAAGGGCTCGTGGCAGACCGTGGTGCTGCGCACCGCCAAGGCCCTGTGCGACTTGGCCGAGGAGGTGACCACTGGCGAGCTGATCGAGGCCTCGATCAACGAGGTTCCGAAGGACGAGAAGGCAAGCAAGGATCGACGCCGCGAGCGGATCCTGGACGCGATCCAGAGCCTCGTGGGGGGCAATCTGCTGTCCACCTCGGGCGGGAAGGTGGTGGTGCTGTGATGTCGGCAACGGGCGAAAAAATGCCAATTGGCAAAAAAACCGCCGTTGAAAGTTCCCGAAAGCCCGTTTCGGGAACTTCGGGAAGTGTCCCGTTTTCCCGAAGATTCCCGAATCGGGACGAAACGGGACCAAAAAACTTCCCGAAGTTCCCGAATCGGGAAGTTTCGGGACGTTGCGGGACTCCGGTTCTTCCCGCTTTGGGCCCTCTCCCCGTAGGGGAGGGCCAAACGGGAACGGACCGGGCCGGTTCGGGAGGGACGATCAACCCGGTGGACCGGGATGGGTGGCGGAAGCTGACGGCCGACGTCGATGCCGTCCCGGGGCCGGTGGGTCGCCGGCTGATCGTCGCCGTGCAACCCTGGCCGTGGTACGGCGAACACGGAACCGCGGCCTGGTCGGGGCGGGTGGTCCGGTGCTTCGACGGCAAGGACCCGACGCGGCGCTACTCGCCGAGCTGGTCGGCCCGGCTGGGTCGGTGGGGTGCCTCCGGCGAGGACGACCGGCAGCGCTGCGACCTGACGCCCGACGAGCTGCGGGAGCTGAACAGCCACGTGCTCGACGTGCTGGAGGTGGCGCTGTGCTGACGCCCAAACAGCAGGCCTTCGTGGCCGAGTACCTGGTGGACCTCAACGCCGCGGCGGCGGCGCGCCGGGCGGGCTACAGCGAGCGGGTTGCGAATCGGATCGGCGCTGAGAACTTGTCAAAACCTGTCATTGCCGCAGCCATCCAGGAAGCCCTTGAGGCCCGCCAGCAGCGCACACAGATCGACGCCGACTGGGTCCTTAAGCGCCTGGCGGCGATGGCGGACGCGGACCTGGCGGACCTGTACGGCCCGGACGGTGCGCTCAAGCCGGTGGCGGAGTGGCCCGAGGTGTGGCGCCGCGGCCTTGTGGCCGGTGTCGAGACCGAGGAGATCCGGGAGGAAGGCGTGTCGGTGGGGGTCATCCGCAAGGTGAAGCTGGCCGACCGCATGAAGTCGATGGAGCTGATCGGCCGGCATGTGACCGTTGGTGCGTGGCGCGACTCCCTGGCGCTGACCGGCAAGGGCGGCGGGCCGGTGCAGACCGTCAACATGACGCCGGACGAGTTCCGCAAGATCGCGGCCGAGATGGCGGGGAAGGTGTGAGCCTGCCAGGCCTCGATGATCCTCGCCAGCGGTTCGTCGCCGCCGAGCTGGCCCGTGCCGACCTGTACTTCTTCGCGCGCTGGATGTTCCTGCGCCGTCGCGGCTACGCCTGGCAGCGCGCGCCGCACCATCGGCTGATCTGCGATGCGCTGATGCGGGTGTTCCGCGGCGAGTCCCGGCGGTTGATCATCAACATCCCTCCGCGGTACTCGAAGACGGAGTTGGCCGTGGTGATGTTCATCGCCTGGGCGCTGGGCCATGTGCCGGACGCGGAGTTCATCCACACCAGCTACAGCACCACGCTGGCCGGCAACAACAGCGCGGCTGTGCGCAGTCTGCTGCAGCACGAGGATTACCGCGAGGTGTTCCGTGGCACGGAGTTGGCCGGCGAGGCCCGGGCGCACTGGACGACGACGGCCGGCGGTGTCATGTACGCCACAGGCGCTGGCGGCACGATCACAGGCTTCGGCGCTGGCAAGCACCGGGCGGGCTTTGGAGGGGCGATCGTCATCGACGACCCGCACAAGGCCGATGAAGCGCGGTCGGACGTGATCCGCGCCGGGGTGATCGATTGGTTCCAGAACACGCTGGAGAGCCGCAAGAACAGCCCGGACACGCCCATCGTGCTGATCATGCAGCGCCTGCACCAGCAGGACCTGGCGGGCTGGCTGCTGGACGGCGGCAACGGCGAGGCCTGGGAGCATCTTTGCCTGTCGGCCTGGAAGGACGACGGCACGCCGTTGTGGCCGGAGAAGCACAGCGCCGACGACCTGGTGCGCATGGAGCGCGCCAGCCCGTACATCTTCGCCGGGCAGTACCGGCAGCGGCCGGCACCGCTCGAGGGCGGGGTGTTCCGGCCGGGCCAGTTGCAGGTGGTCGACGCACTGCCGGCGGGCCGCATCACCTGGTGCCGGGCCTGGGACCTGGCCTCTGTGGCCCGCGGTGGCGACTACACGGCCGGGGCGAAGCTTGGAAAGCTGCCCGATGGACGCTTCGTCATTGCGGGCATCGAGCGCGAGCGCCTGGGGCCTGACGAGCGCGACGCGCTACTGCGCAACACGGCCGCACGCGACGGGCGCGAGGTGCGCATCGGCCTGCCTCAGGACCCGGGGCAAGCCGGCAAGACACAGGTGCTGGCGCTCACGCGGATGCTGGCCGGGTACATGGTGCGCACCAGCCCCGAGACGGGCGACAAGGTGACGCGGGCTGAACCGCTGGCCAGTCAGGTCAACGTCGGCAACGTGCTGTTGCTGCGGGGAGCTTGGAACGACGCGCTGATCGAGGAGATGAGACTGTTCCCGAACGGCACCTTCGACGACCAGGTCGACGCGCTGAGCCGTGCGTTCAGCGAGTTGCTGGGCCCCGTAGACGCCCGCCCCATCAGCACCTTCAACGTCCCCGGCCTCTGACCCGGCCTCTCGCCACGCTCCGCCACGCCCCACACCCCGATGCCCATTCAAGACGCCGGCCCAACCCCCCTGCAGTGGCTGCTGCTGGAGATCGACCGCACGCCCGGCGCCACCGTCAGCAAGGCGCGGCTGCGCGCCATCCTGCGCGGCATGGCCGGGCAGCGCATCTTCGTCACCCGGCGCGAGCTGCACCTGCCCGAGCTGCGCCACACGGCCCGCCGCCTCCTGGACACCGGCCTGAGCTGCACCGAGGCGTCTGGTCAGCTGGCCCAGCAGACCGGCCTCAGCCGCCGCCACGCCCAACGGCACGTGGTGTGGGCCCTCAATGAGCGGGCGCTGCAAGCCATCGCCGCGCGCCGGCTGAGCCTGATCGACGGGCCGGACGGGGAGGACGCCGATGGTGCTACCTGATGGCGCCGCGGCCGCGCTGGCCGCCCGCCACGGCCGGCTGATCGCCACCCTGGCGCAGGCGCAGTTCGTGCGCATGCTGGGCCTCATCCGCGGCGGCACGGAGGCGCGCGAGGCCATCGCCCAGGCGCAGACCGGCTTCAGCGGCGCCTTCTTCGAACAGCTCAGCGTCGCCTTCAGCGAGCTGCTGCAGCGCGCCGTGGGCGTGGCCGAGGTCAAGGCCCTGCCGGTTGGCCCCATCTCCCTGAGCCGGCGCCTCTACCTCAACGACGTGCAGACCCAGGCCGAGACCCTGGCCCTGGTGCGCCAGCACGCCCAGGGCCTGCACCAGGCCCGCACGCTGGCCCTGCGCCTCTACGACGGCTACGACCCCGCCACCGCGGCCGAGCGCCCCCTGGAAGGCCGTGCCCGGGCGGAGCTGCCCAAGGCCCTGCGTGCGCTCACCGCCGACCCAGTCACGCGCGAAAGCCTGCAGGCCCTCATCAAGCGCGGCCAGGCCCAGGTCGCGCGCCTGACGAGCAGCGCCCTGCGCGCGGCCTACAGCGAGGCCTTCGACGCCTGGGCCGCCGGGCAGGGCGATGCCGCCCTGACGCGCCGCCTGGACGTGGCCTGGCGGGAGAAGAACCGCTTCATGGCCGAGCGCATCGCCCAGACCGAGCTGGCGCGTGCCCACCAGGCGCAGCGGGCGCAAGAGCTGATGGCCGACGACAGCATCGAGGTCGTGCAGGTGGTGCTGAACCCGCGCCACCCAAAGGCCGACATCTGCGACCTGCACGGCCGCGCCAACCTGTGGGGCCTGGGCCCGGGCTGCTACCCCAAGGAACGCGCCCCGCGGCCGCCCTTTCACCCGTTCTGCTGGTGCGTGCTGCGCAGCCGGCCGGACCTCGAGGCCTCCGATGCGCGCCGGGCAGCGGGCGGAGAGGGCGCTTTCCTGCGCAGCCTGCCGGAGGGCGAGGCGGCGCGTGTGATGGGGTCGAAAGCCCGCGCCATGGCGGTGATGAGCGGCGCCAGCGTGGAGAGCGTGATCAACCACGAGCGGGTGCCGGAGATGTACCGGCTGGCGAGGCTGGGGGATGCCGCGGGCGGGCATGCGCTGGTGGGGCCGGCTGAGAATGCGGTGGCCATGACAACCGCATCCGCAAGCTTGAAGGACATTCGCGCATTCGCCGTCGAAGCGATGAAGGTCGCCGACCGCCGCACGGAAATCAAGCTCGGGAAGGTGATCAACGCCGAGCTGATTCAGCGGAAGACGGGCTTTGATCTCTCTGGGTTCGAGCGGATGCTGGACAACTACGGCGTCCGCCACACCATGAAGCAGCATGGCTCACCATCGAAGGAAGCCACTCGGGGTCAGATCGCTGTCACGCTGGAGGACTTCGGCCTGATCCCGTTGATCACGGCGGAACCGGACGACGTTTTCGCCGATGGCAAGAACAAGATCGGGCGCGATGTGATCGTGTTCACCAAGGTGATCGACGGCATCGGCTACCGGCACGTCGAGGAGATCCGCGGCAAGAACAAGCTTGTTGCAACGGACTCGATGCGCAAGAAAAAAGGAGCCTGGGGCTCCTAAAGATGCACCCGCGACGAGTGCGTGCTGCCATGCGGCCCCTTCTCTCAACGTCCGAAACGACTTCGCGGGTGTATTCGGAGTGTACGCCACCAACGTGAAAGTGCCGGTGGGCCAGGTTGGCGACCCTGGTCGGCTCATCCTCAGCATCTCTGCTGGGGCCGAGTCAGCCTGATGACCCGCGCCGGCACCGCCAGTGTACGCCGCAAGGCCCCGGCGCGCGGGCTTTTTCACGTCTGTGCCTTACGCGCTGCCGGCAGCGGTGAACCTGTGCCGGCAGCGGTGAACCTGTGCCGGCAGCGGTGAACCTGTGCCGGCAGCGGCTACCCCTGCACCTCCACCCTCAGCGCCATGAGCTTGTAGGCGTCCACGCGGTCCTCGTCGAGGATGGTCTCGCGGTAGGTTGTGGTGGCGTGCTGCATGGCCGTGGCCAGCAGGGCGGCCTCCATGGCCAGCAGCGCTTCCCACTGGGCTTCCAGGCCGGCGCTGAACTCGTGGATGGGCTGGCCGAAGTAGATCAGCAGCTCCACGGCGCGTCGCCCGATCACCTCGCCATGCGTCACCCGGCTGGGCACCAGGCGCACCATGGGGTAGTCGGCCGGGGTCATGTTGGCCTCCAGGCCGATGCGGCAGGTGGCCACGCCGGGCACGGTGGCCAGCGCGTCGCGCAGGCCCCGCAGCAGGGGGAAGGCGCTGTCGCTCATCACGCGCGCTCCAGGGCGACGGTGTAGATGGACGCGGAGCCCGTGCCGCCCGAGGCAGCATCGGCCGCCGCCTGCGCCGCGCGGGCCTGGGCCAGGGTGCTGTCCCACTCCTTGCGGTAGGCGGACAGCTTGGCCGAGAAGGTGTCATCCGCCGCGCGCTGGCTCTCCAGGCAGGTCAGCACGTAGGCCCGGGCCACCACCAGGCGCGCCACCCAGGCGGCGGGCAGGGTGCCCAGCTCGGCTACGTCGGCCGCAGCGCGGGCCTCGCGCTCTTCGGTGACCAGGGGCGCCAGGTAGGCGTCGGCGTAGTAGTGGGTCAGGGGCATGGCTCAGGCTCCGGGGGCGCTCAGGCGGTTGATCGGGTCTTGCACGTGGCGGGCGAAGAGGGCCGGGGCGAGCTGGGCGGCGCGCACCATCCAGGGGTCGCCCTTGTAGCCAGGGTGGCGTACCTCCTTGGCGAAGGCGAACTGCCCACCGGATGGCCAGCGCAGGGCCACGCGCGCCCGGCCGCCGGCCGGGATGCCCTTGCGCCTGGTCTTGCCGTCGGCATCCTTGTAGGACTTGTAGTCACCTCCCGCCTTCGGCCGGATCACATGCGGCTTCGTCCCCCAGTGCACGAACACCGCATGCGGCGCGCGCTGCAGGTCGTGGAAGACCTCCCAGCCGCCGGGGATGCGGCGCTTGTCCACGCTGGCGAACAGCGCACCGGTGCGCGTGTGCTGGCCGGCCTCGCGCATGACGTAGGCCTCGACATCCACCACGGTCTTGTCCAGGGCCTTCTGTGTGCTCTGGGCGCCGAGGCGTAGCAACTGGCGCCGCACGGCCTCGGCGCCGGTGAGCTTGACGTCAAGCTTCATCGCCGGCCCCCTCAGCGCGCGTGCACCCGCACGTCCACCGCCACGGCCACGGCGCCGCGCGTGGTGCGCACCGTGGCGCTCAGGCCGTGGTCCTGGTGGGGGCGCGGATGGTCCACCTCGCCGCCGGCCAGGCGCACCTCCAGGTAGCGGCCCAGGCGGGTGCGGGCCGGACCAACGCCCAGGCCAGGCGCCTCGATGTGCTCCACCCCAAGCGCAAGCTCGTGCCAGCCAAGCAGCGGCGCCAGGTCGATCAAGTAGGGCCGTTCGTCGGCCGCGCGCTTGGCGAGCCGCGCCGGGGCCTGCCCCGCCGGCAGGGCCGACACGTCGGCCGCCAGGCTCATGATGCTTGGCTCGGCCATGCTCACACCTCCTCCACCAGGGTGATGAACTCGTCCTCGACGACGGTGGTGCGCCCGCCGATGACGATGGCGGTGCTGATCGTCCACTTGTAGGTCTGGCCGGCCGTGCCGCCGCTGAGGTATAGCTGCAGCACGTTGCCGCTGACCTGCTCGCTGACCTTGGTGAGGCCCACCGGCGTGGTGACGGTGGGCGTGAGGCTGTCCACCGTGCGGCCGGCGATGACGGCGCTGTAGTCGATGTCCACCGGCAGGGTCTCGCCGGGCTGCTTCGGGAAAGATCCCATCATGGCCATGGGCGGCTCTCCTAGTCGTTGCGGGCCGGGCTGAGGTAGCGCACGGCGCGGCTGGGTGATGCGAAGACTGCCGTGCGGGCCGGGCTGAGGTAGCGCACGGCGCGGCTGGGTGATGCGAAGACTGCCGTGCGGGCCGGGCTGAGGTAGCGGCGCGGTGCCGGGGTGTAGAGGGCGGGTGCCGCGCCACCCGCCGTGCCACTTGCGGTGCCGGTGACGGTGGCCAGGGCGGCCGAGCCGGCACCGCTCACCGCCACCGTGCCACTTGCGGTGCCGGTGACGGTGACCAGGGCGGCCGAGCCACTGCCGGTGACGGCCGCGCCACCCGCGCTCTGGAAGGCCCCGCTCTGGAAGGCCCCGCTCTGGAAGTCCACGGCTCAGCCCTACCTCACCACCACCAGATCATCACGGCGGCATCGCCACCCCGACCGCCGGCACCGCCGGTGACGCCGGCACCGCCGCCCCCGCCGCCACAGCCGTAGGCGCCGTTGCCGCCCGCGCCGCCCACACCGGACACCCCGCCGCCGTTGCCGCCCCCGGCCCCCGGCAGCAGCAGGGGCATGGACATGCCATGCACCGATGAAGCGGCCGGCATGCGGAACAGACCATGCCCGCCCGCCGAGCCATCGCCCGAGGCGTTGCCGGCACCGCCGGACACCACCGGCCCCCAGCCCGAGGGCTCGATCCAGCTGCTGATGGCGCTGCCCCCGCTGCCTGCGTAATCCACGGCGGCCTGACCTGCGCCGCCCAGGCCGCCCCCGGTGAACGAAACCACGCCTGAGGACGCCGCGCCACTCGTCCAACCGGCCGCGGCGCCCGTGCCACCCCCGGTCACATAGCTGGCGGCCAGCAAGGGGCCATAGGCCGTGGCACCGCCGCCGCTGCCGGCCGTGCCGCCGGCCGTGGCGCTGCCCGTGCCGCCGCCGCCGCCGCCGCCCAAGAACAGCAAGGTGCGCGATGGATTGCCCGGCCAGGCATGCAGGTACGAGGTGTTGCCCGAGCTGCCGCCGGCTGCCGATGCGCCGCCCGCCCCACCACGGGCCAGGTTGGCGTAGAGCGTGGGCGGGAAGAAGTCCGCCGGCATCCAGGCCCGGTAGAGCGACCCCACGCCGCCCCCGCCGCCCCCGCCACGCTGGCTGCCGAGAGACCCCGCGAAACCACCTCCACCACCACCACCGGCGCCCACGGCGAGGATGAAGAAGCCGCGGGCCCCGCGCGGCTTGGCGAAGGGCTGCCAGTTGTTGGTCGCACCATCCTGCGCCGTGAGAAGGGCGAATCCGCCCACGGCTGGCAGGTGTCCGATGTCGATCACAGCGCGGCCCCCAGCCGGAACAAATCGTCAGCCTGCGCGGCGCTCATCACCCCCGCCTCGATGGCGGCCAGCACCAGAGGGTCGGCCCGCTCGATGGCGGTGGCGTACTCCCAGCGGATGCGCGCCACGCTGCGTTGGGGCTCGGGCAGCGCCTCGATGAAGGCATCCACCTGGGCCGATAGACCGGCCCGGAACATGGCCTCGCGGGCCTGGGCGGGCGAGATGCTGGGCGGCACGGGCAGCGGCACGGGCGCGGGGTCGTCGCGCCCCCAGGCCGGGCGCGGCAGGTCAGCGTCGAGGACGCGGTTGCTGCCGGGCACCGGCACCTCCACGGGCTTGCCCGTGTCCGGGTGGCACCAGACCGAGCCGTCCGCAAGCTGCTCCAGCACGGCGTGCGTCTCGGTGCCCATCGCATCGGTGAGCACGTAGAGAGCCCAGCGCGGCATCAGTAGCACCCCCCGATGCCGGTGATGTTGACCGGCCCCGTCACGCTGGTGGCCAGGCAGACGTTGATCTTGTGCCCGGGGGTCAGCCCCAGGTTCAATGTCACATCGAAGACCTGCACCGAACTCGTGTTGCTGCCGGTGATGGCGGGCAGCGCGATCTCGTCGATCAGCACATTGTTCTCCGGCGTCGCATTGCTGCCGCCGTTGTTCAGGAACACGCGCAGCACCGTGGCCGCACTCACCGCAGCGGCCTTGACGCGCAGGCGCTGCAGGAAGCTGCCGTTGGTGGCATCCGCCGCGTAGGCGGTGAACACGGTACCCGTGCCGTCCACGGCGGTGTTGGCCGCCGTGCCGCCGGGGATGGTGACCCACTGGTTGTCGGGCTTGCGGGTGTAGATCGGGTCGGTGTTGGCAGGCATGGATCAGAACCCCTGCAGGTTGCGGGTGGCCGCGAGCACGCGGCCGCGGGTGCTGTGGGCGCTGAGTCCGGCTGTTGCATCGAGGGCAAGGCCGGACGCGACGTGAAGCTCGGCCGCCGCACCGTCGCCATCGCTGGCCCTGCCCACCAGGGCCGGGCCGGCGAGGAGCAACGCGTGGTCGGCGTTCCAGTCGGACGGGCGGACGACGCTGGGGTCGTCACCATCGGCCTTGGTGCTGACGAAGGCGTGCTTGACGCGGACGCTCATGGCGCGGGGCTCAGGCGTTGGGCGCAGTCAGCGTCTTGCTGGTGATCGTCACCGTCTGGCCTGCGGCGATGCTGGTGTTGTCCAGCGTTAGGTCGCCGCCGCCCCCGGTGGCGGTGACGCTGCCCTGCTCGTGGCAGGTGGTGCCGGCGTTGTCGACGATGCGGTAGTGGCCCACCGTGCCGGCCGCCGCGCCCGTGGCCTGCCAGGTTCCGCTCAGGGCCTTGCTGCCGCCGCTGGCGGAGGCCATCCAGTCGGCGGGCAGGGCCATGCCAACCAGCATGGTGCCGGTGGCCGCGGCGGCCGGGTTGGCCGGTGCCGCGCCGCTGTACAGGCGCAGCTTGGCGCCGGGGCCGGTGGCGGTTTCGATGGCGTCCAGCATGGCGTTGCGGACGGCGGTGCTGAATTGCAGGGCCATGGTGTTCAGGCTCCGGTGGAGCCGGGCGGGTTGTCGGTTGGGTTGTCGGCGGGCGCAGGCCCGGAGCCGGCCTGGCCGGCCTCGTCGATGGCGGCCTGCAGCGCGGCTTTGGTGGCATCGGCGGCGGCGTCGAATTCGGACGCCACGATCGCGCGGCGCTTCTCGGTCAGCACGGCCTCGGGCATGCCGGTGGCCTGCATCAGCGCCAGGATGTCCAGCTCGGACGCCACGTCGGCCAGGGTGTAGTCGCTGGGCCAGCTCACCGTCACGCGGTTCTCGGTGCCGAGCGCCCGGTGGAAGAGCGTCCACATGCGCAGCTCGAGGGCCTGCAGGTTGAGGCTGAAGCGCGATAGCGCTGCGTTCAGCGCGTCGAATCGCATGCGCCGGCTCAGGCCGCTTTCGGCCTGGCCGCTGCTGCTGACGGCGTCATCCATGGCCACCCTGGCGATCTCCTTGCGCACAGCGGCAATGGCGGCCATGTAGGACTCCACCGGCCCGGGATCAGGCGCGATGAAGCCCGGCCGCTCGCCCTGGTAGACCATCATGGAGTGCGTGCCTACGGTGGCGGCCACGGTCTTGGCCACGTCGGCGCCGTCGCTGCCCTCGGGAACCTGCAGGGTCAGCAGGCTGAATGTCTGGGCGCGCAGGATCTCGCGCAGCTCGCTGCGCAGGTTGAAGAGGTCGCGGCTGAGGTCGGCGATCTGCGTGAAGCGGCCGAGGCATGGGAAGGAGCTTCCGTCCTCGGTGAAGGCCAGCACCGGGCAGGCGCCGAAGCCGTGCTCACCCTCGGAGAAGACGTCCCACTCGTCCAGAAGCGACCGACCGCCAGCTTCGGTGCGGCGCACGCGAAGGCGCCAACTCGTGGTGTCGTAGTCGCGGCGCACCTCGCGCAGCACACCATCGACGAATTCCATGCCGGACAGGGTCACCTGCTCGAATGCGCCGCCGAAAGCGTCGAGCTGGTACGCATCGATGGCCTCGGGGTACGCCGCGCGTACATAGGGCAGGGCGCGCAGCCGTTGCTGGGCGCTGAGGGTGGGGGCTTGGTTCGTTGCCAGTCGATCGACCACCAGCAGCATGGAGCCGCGCGCCGCGGCCTGCTGCGCAAACTGGCGCCAGAAGCTGTCCAGGTCGCGCCCGGCCAGGTCGGCGTCGGCCAGCATGGCCTGCACCAGCGGTGCATCCGTCCCTTGGCGTTGCGGCTTGCGCCGGCCTAGGAACGCGGCGAAGCGGTCGCAGGCCTGGCGCATGTGGTTCTCGTAGGTCGCCAAGGCGTTGCGGGCCTTGAACTTGTCGTCGCCCTCACGCGTGTGGCGCACCAGATGCGAGCCATCGCCAAGCGCGGGCCGGAATCCGCCGCGCCCGTCCAGAGCCTGGCCGGCGAGGTCGAAGAGGTTGCGGTAGGCGCTCCAGTCCATCGCCCGATGGTTGGCGCCAAGTCGGACGCGGATTGGCAAAGCGCGTCCGATGCCCGGCGGATGCTGCCTTGCAAGGCTCAGCGAGATGCTTGGCCGATGTGCCGGCTGGCGCGGGATGCGCGGCCACGGCGCAGACCAACCGATCCGCCTCAATGCCATGAACCTCGACGCCTACAAGGACAAGATCGACAGCGAGACGCTGCAGGCCCTGTCCGCCGACCTCGCCAAGCACACCGACGCCCTGGAGGCCCGCGCCCTCAAGGCCGAGGACAAGGCGCGCAAGGCCGCCCAGGAAAGCATCGATGGGCGCAAGGGCAAGGATGCGCTGCTGGCCAAGGCGCTCGAGAAGCTCGGTATCGACAGCCCGGACGAGCTCGACAACCTGCCCGACGCCAAGGGCCAGGCCGAGGCGATCAAGCAGTACGAGATCAAGCTCAAGCGAGCCGAGCGCGAGCGCGACGAAGCCAAGCAGTCCGCCACCGAGGTGACGGGCCGCTACCAGGCGGAGAAGCGCGAGCGCGCCATCGCCGATCAGCTTGCCCGCCACCCCTTCGCCGATCCGGACGTGGCGCGTGCCGTCATCAGCCAGAGCCTGAAGCAAGACGGCGACGAGCTGTTTTTCATCAGCGCCGACGGCCTGCAGGTGCCGCTGGCCGATGGCGTGGCCGGCCTGGTCAAGGCCAAGCCGGTGCTGCTCAAGCCTGCGGACAACGGCGGCAGCGGCAGCGGCTTCAAGGGCGCCCAGGGCGGCAAACCTGGCGGCAACAAGACCATGAGCGCGCAGGACTTCGCCGCGCTCAGCCCCAAGGACCGCGCCAAGGCCGTCGGCGATGGCTTCGCCATTGCCGACACGGCCTGAACACCCACCCCGCCGCATCCCTTTGATCCCCGGAGCCTGACATGGCCAACACCCTGACCGCCCTCATCCCCACCCTGTACAGCGCCGCGCAGGAGGTATCCAACGAGCCCTTCGGCGTCATCTCGTCCATCGCGGCGAGCTTCGATGACAAGGGCGTCGCCGTGGGTGACTCCGTGCGCGTGCCGATCGCCCCGACGGCGCAGACCGCCGACTTCGTACCGGCCATGACCGCCAGTGCTGGCAGCGACGCCGCCGCCTCCAGCGTGGACGTGCAGATCACGGCCAACAAGTTCGTCAGCTGGCACCTCACCGGCGAGCAGCTGCGCAGCCTGCAGAACGGCGACAACGACCGCGAGTGGGTGCGCCAGATGGTGGCCCAGGGCATGCGCGCCCTGCGCAACGGGGCCGAGCAGGCCTGTGCGCAGGCCATCAAGGTGGGGGCCTCGCGCGCTGTCGGCTCGGCGGGCACCACGCCCTTCGGCTCGGACATCAATTTGATCGCGGAGGCCCGCAAGACCCTGGCCGACAACGGCGCCCCGCTGACCGACCTGCAGATGGTGTTCGACACCGCCGCAGGCCTGAACCTGCGCAAGCTGGGCATCGTCCAGCAGAGCTACCTGGCCGGCGGCGATGCGGAGCGCCGCAGCGGCGACCTGCAGCGCCAGTTCGGCTTCACCCTACGCGAGTCCGCCGGCATCGGCCTGCACACCAAGGGCACCGGCGCCAGCTACGTCACCAGCGGCGCTACCGCGCCGGGCGTGGCCGACATCACCCTGGCGACCGGCACCGGCACCGTGCTGTCCGGGGATGTGCTCAGCTTCGCCGCGGACGGCGCCAACAAGTACGTGGTCGGCACCGGCCGCAGCGGCCCGGGCCTCATCAGCCTGAACCGCCCCGGCGCGCGCATCACCATCCCCATCGGCAACGGCGTGACCGTGGGCAACAACTACACCGCCAACCTCGCCTTCGAGCGCAACGCGGTGGTTGGCATCATGCGCCCGCCGGTCATGCCGGCCAACCCGCTGATGCAGCAGCAGCTCATCAGCGACAGCACCGGCATGACCTACCTGCTGGTGCAGATCGCCGGTGACGGCATGTCCACCTGGCGCCTGCACCTGGCCTACGGCTTCAAGGTGGTGCAAAGCGAGCATGTCGCGCTCGTGATGGGCTGATCGCCATGGACAAGCTCATCACCATCTCCCTCAACGGCGAGCGCATTGCCGTGCACCCGGACTGCCTTGGCGCCCACCTGCGCCTTGGCTGGCGCCAAGTCCACGACGACGACGACGACAAGGTTGCGCCGCAGGCCAGCAGGCGCCGCGCCCGTCCGGCGGACACCGTCCGCGAATCGGGTGGCGCATCCGCTACGGCGGATGGGAACCAGGCGGAGGCCTGACATGCCGCAGCAAGCCACCACCCTGAGCATTCCGCCGTCGCCCGACGGCACCGAGATCAACCCGCCCTGCGGCGGCAGCTGGCTGCGGCACCAGGACGGCAGCCTCAGCCCGGCCGACGCCGGCAGCGAAGCCAGCGCCGCGCAGGCGCTTGGCCTTGTTGCTGACGCGAACCTCGAAGCCGGCCAGGCCCGCCTTGAACCCATGCAGGAGGAGTAAGACATGGCCGGAAGCATCCAGAAGACCGTCATCCTGGCCAAGGTGGAGACCGCCTCGGGCACCGATGCCGCACCCACCCACACGGCCGACGCCGTGGCCATCCGCGTGAGCAACTTGTCGGTGAAGGTGACCGAGAAGTTCGCTGAGCGCGACACCATCATTGGCGCCTTCGCTGCGCCGGACCGACTGCCCTACACCCGCCGTGCCGAAGTCACCTTCAGCTGTGAGCTGCAGAGCTCGGGCACCCTGGGCACGGCGCCGGCATGGGGTGACCTGCTGATCGGCTGCGGCTTTGCCGAGGCCATCACAGCCGGTGCGCGGGTGGACTACACGCCGTCGTCGATCGGCCTCAAGACCCTCACCATCTGGGCCTACATCAACGACCGGCTCGAGAAGTACAACTTCTGCGCCGGGACGTTCAAGCTCAACATGAGCGTGGGTCAGGTCCCCAGCCTGGATTTCACCTTCACCGGCCTGGTCAGCAGCGTGACCGGTTCCGCCGGCGTCACGCCCACCCTCACGGGCTGGATCCGCCCCGAGGCCGTCGGCCCCGTGGCCACCACGCAGCTCAGCCTCGGTGCCGCCACCTACAGCGCGGGCGCGATCACGGGCGGCACGGCCTACAACTTCAAGGACTTCAGCATCGACTGCGCCAACGACGTGCAGGACCTGGAGCTGGCGACGCAGGAAACCGTGGCCATCTACGGACGCGCGCCCACCTGCAGCCTGACGGCCGACCTGGGCCCCAGCGCACACGCGAACCTCGTGGCCGACATGCACGCGGGCACCGCCCGCGCCCTGGGCCTTGTGCATGGCAGCGCCAGCGGCCGCAAGGTGCTCGTCTACGCCCCGGTGGGCGTCATCACCAGCGTGTCCGACCAGGTCGACGGCACGAAGATGTTCAGCGCGGTGGAGATGACCCTGCGCCCGTCGAGCGCGAACGACGACTTCCGCATCGTCGCCATCTGACCCAGCACTTCGACCGATGACCCAAGCCGAAACCAACCGCGCTCCGGCCGACGACGAGCTGCTCGCCCTGCTGGGCGAATCCGGCAGCACCTACACCACCCGTGCCGGCGAAGTACTGGAGCTCGCACCCATCAAGGTCCGCCAGATGGCCGCCGTGGCCCGCGCCGCTGCGCCCCTGTCGGGCGTGCTGGCTGGCATGGCCCGCGGCGGCGGCATCGACGCCGTGGCCCTGGCCGCGCAGGGCGACGAGCTGGCCGCGCTGCTGGCGGCCCTGACCGGCCGGCCCGCGCAGTGGGTGGGCGAGCTGCCGCTGGATGACATGGTGGGCCTGCTCACCGAGGCCCTGGCCGTCAACGTCGATTTTTTTTCGAGCCGGCTGCAGCCCGCCATCGAGCGGGCGGCGGGCCGGATCACGGCGGCCTTCGGCGCGCTGGGCCCGATGCATCCGCCCCCGGCTGGTTCGACCTTGCCGCCCGGCTGATCGCCGCCGGCCACCGCCACGCGGACCTGCCGGGCTACACGCTTGCCCAGGTCCGCGGCTACCTGCGGGCGCACGCCCGGCTGGATGCCGCGGCGCGGGTGGCCAGCATGGACGCGCAGCGCCTGGCCGCGCACGCCGCGGGCGACGACTACCTGGATGCCCGCGCGTCCATGCTGGACCTGGACGGATCGCGCGCCGCGGCACGCCAGGACGAGCACTGGCGGGGCCTGGGCGAGGCGCTTGGGCTGGACCTGGCTGGGGAAGGGTGGCGGGAGGGGTAGGAGTGATCAGTCGCGCTTCGGCGTGGCGTCGTCCACAACGCTGACGCCCATCAGCGCCAGGCTCTGGAAGAGCGCCGAGGCACACACGATGAGCACCAGCCCGGCCGGCACCAGCAGCAGCATGACCGCGAACAGGTACATCGCCGGCTTGAAGCCCGCGAAGGCTAGCCCCATGAGCGCCACGATGGCCCAGTAGGTCATGACTTCGCGCCGTTCGCTCTCTCGCACCCGCCGGGTCAGTTCTTCGTCGCTGGGCAGTGGGTTCACGGCGTCCTCCTTGGTCTTCCAACTTTCATTTTGAGGCTTGAAGCATGAGCGGAGTAGCCCCCGTCAGCATCAAGATCGCCCTGGACGGGGCGCAGGCTGTCTCCGCCCAGCTCAACGGGGTGCTGCAGGCCGCGCGCGCTGCGTTCTCGGGCATCTCGGATTCCGGCAAGTCCATCAGCGGCGGCCTGTCTGCCGCCGAGCAGTCGGTGGAGGCCCTCACGCAGCGCATCGAGCGCAGCAACGGTGCATTCGCCCGCCTGCGCGACAGCGGCAAGCTCACGGCCGAGCAGCTGGCCCGGCTCGACCTGGCGCGCGCCGCGCGGGTGGAGCCCCTGCAGGCCCAGCGCAGCACGCTGCAGGCCCAGCAGGCCGAGCTGAAGATCGCCGGTGCACGCGACACGCTGGGCGTGCGGCCCTTCGCCGACATCAAGGATGGCATCGACCAAGCCAAGAAGGCCTTCGAGACGCTCAAGGAAAGCGGCACCCTCAGCGTCACGGCCATCGCCCAGGCCAAGCTCAAGCTGCAGGAGCGCATCGCCGAGCTGAACGCGCAGACCAACGGCTTCGCGCAGTCCTTCCTCAAGGTCAAGGAAGCGGCAGCGGCGGCGGTGGGTTCCTTCCTGGTCTTCCGCGCGGCCAGCAGTGAGGCCATCGCCTTCGAAGCCGCCCTGGCCGACGTGCGCAAGGTGGTGGACACCACGCCCGAGGGTTTCGAGAGGATCACCCGCAGCATCCGCGAGCTGTCCGGCGAGCTGCCCGTCACCGCCGTGGGTCTGGCGCAGATGGCCGAGGCCGGCGGCCAGCTCGGCATCGCCGGCGAGCAGATCCCCGAGTTCGTGCGCCTGGCCTCCGAGATGTCGGTGGCCTTCAAGATAAGCGCGGAGGACGCCGGCAGCGCCGTGGGCAAGCTGGGCAACATCTTCGGCCTGAGCGTGCCGCAGGTGCGCGCGCTGGCCGACAGCATCAACGCCCTGGGCGACAGCAGCGCCGCCACCGAGCGCGACATCGTCAACGTGCTGCAGCGCACCGGCGGCATGGGTCGCCAGTTCGGCCTGAGCGCACAACAGGTCTCCGCCCTGGCCGCCAGCATGCTGAGCCTGGGCGACCCGCCCGAGATCGCCGCCACCGCCATCAACAACCTGCTGAGCAAGCTGCAAGCCGCGCCGCAGCAGAGCGCTGACTTCCAGCGCGTGCTGAAGGTGCTGGGGGTGGACGCCAAGACACTGGCCGGAGCCATCGAGCAGGACGCACAGGGCGCGCTGCTGGGTTTCCTGGGAACGCTGGAGACGCTCGACGCCAAGAGCCGCAGCCAGGCCCTGGCCGGGCTCTTTGGCAGCGGCGGCGATACCGCCACCCTGGCCAAGCTCACCGGCAACCTTGACCAGCTGCGCACGGCCCTGAAGACCGCGCAGGACGAAGCCGCGCAAGGCGGCCTGGGCAAGGCGCTGGCCATCCAGCTGGAAACCACCGACGCCCAGATCAAGATCCTGCGCAACGGCATCGGCGAGATCGGCATCGCGCTGGGTGCGGCGCTGCTTCCGGCCATCAAGCTGGTGGCCGGCCTGGTGAACGGCCTGGCCAAGCTCATCGCCACCGTGGTGGACGCCGCGCCGGGGCTGGCCGCCTTGGCCGGCGGCGCGGCGGCCATCGCCCTGTCCTTCGGAGCGCTGCGGATCGCGGCGGCCACCCTGGGCCTGTTCTTCTCAAAGCTCGGCCTGTCGCTCGGCCTGCTGGTTCCCGGCCTGGTGGGGGCGGGTACGGCTTCGGCTGGGGCCAGCGTGGGCGTGGGCTTGCTGGGCGGCGCCATGCGGCTGCTGCTTGGCCCCGTGGGGCTGGTGTCGCTGGCCATCACTGGCCTGATCGCGCTGTGGGACAGCCTGGCCGAGGCCAAGAAGAACAAGCCGGCGGCCTCCGCGGGCGACTTGGCCGCCGAGCGGCAGGCCATCCAGGCTGAACTGGATCGCATCAAGGCCGGCGCGGACAAGGGCCGGGTCGGGCTGAACGTCCAGGCGGAATACAACGAGCTCAAGGCCCGTGCGGCCCAGATCGATGCGCAACTGAAAGCCCTCGCGCCCAGCGGCAAGCCAGGCGACACACCGGGCGAGAAGCCGGTCGAAGGCGGGCGCGACATCACCGCCGAGCTGGCCGCTGTGAGCGACGCCGCACGCCAGGCCGCACAAGCCCGCCTGGCCGCCGACAAGGCCGCCCGCGAAGCCCAGGCCACCCTGGCCGCCGATGCCAACGCCCGCGCCCTGGCCGAGCTGCAGCGCCGGCTTGAGGCCGAGACCCTGAGCCTGGAAGGCTTCTACGCCGAGAAGCTGCGCCTTGCCCGGGCCGATGTGGACGCGCAGATCCGCCTGCGCGAGCAGGACCTGGCCGCGCTTGGCAAGGCGGCCCCCAGCAGCCAGGCCGAAGACGCGGCGCGGCTGGAGCAGATCAGCAAGCGCGAGGCGCAGCGCGACGCGATCAAGCCCAAGCTGGGCGACAAAGACGCCGAAGCGCAGCGCGCCAATCTGCAGGACGAGATCGACAAGCTGCACGCCGACCGGGCGCGTAGCCTCCTCGCCAGCGAGGCCGAGCGCGAGCAGCAGCGCGCCGAGCGCACCAAGCTGCAGGCCGAGCTCACCCGGCTGCGCCGCGACCGCGCCCAGCTGCCGGCCGACACCGAACGCGAGCGCCGGGCCGACGAGCTCAAGCTCGCCGAGCAGGCCGTGCGCGAGCGCCTTGGCATCGAGCAGCGCGGCATCGACGCCGAGCTGGCCCTGCGCACCCAGGCCCGTGCCGCGGGCGAGCTGGACGCCGCCGGCCTGGCCGCGGCCGCCGAGCAGGCTGCGCTGCGCCGCGTGCAGGCCGAGGCGGCCGCGGCCGACGCCATCCTGGCCGAGCGCCGCCGCCTGGGCGCACCGGCGGCCGAGGTGCGCGCCGCCGAAGCCGATGTCGGCGCCGCCCGCGGCCGAGTCACCGAGCAGCGCAGCGGCACCCTGGCCGAGGCCGGCGAGCAGCTGCGCCGCCTGCGCGAGCAGGCCCGCGACATCCGCCTGAACCTGGTGGCCGACCCGCAGCAGCGCGACCTGCAGGAGACCGAAGCGCGCATCAAGCGCCTGCGCGAGGAAGCCGGCAGCATCACCGCGCGGCTGAATGTGCAGCTCGACGCCAAGGACACCACCAAGACGCAGCGCAGCGCCATCGAAGCGCAGCTGCGCGAGCTTGCCAGCGCCACCGCCGACGCCGTGGCGGCGGAAAACGAGGCCCTGGCCGAGCGCATGAAGCCCGGCTGGCGGCGCCTGGTGGACGGCTGGCGCGACACCCAGCGCCTCATGCGCGAGGCCACCGACAACGCCATGCAGGGCCTGCTCAGCAGCGCGGAGGACGCCTTCGTCCGCTTCGCCCAGACCGGCAAGCTCAGCCTCAAGGGCATGGTGGACACCATCATCGCCGAGCTGGCGCGGGTGCAGTTCCGCCAGGCCGTGGCCAGCAGCGGCGGGCAAGGGCTGCTGGGCTTGATCGCCAGCTTCCTGTCCGGTGCGGGGGGCGGCTCGGCCGGCGCAGGATCGAGCGGCGTGGACTACAGCCTACCCACGGCGGGCGTCAAGCTCGGCCGCGCGGGCGGCGGCCTCATCACGGGCCCCGGCACCGGCACTAGCGACGAGGTGCCGGCCATGCTGAGCAACGGCGAATTCGTCATCCGCGCTGCGGCGGTGCAGCGCCTGGGCCTGGGCCTGCTGGAGCGCCTGAACCAGGCGGACCGCGTGCCCGCCGGCGTGCGCCGCAGCCTGCCGGCCTTCGCCGAGGGCGGGCTGGTGGGCCGTTCGGCGGCAGCAAGCTGGCGCAGTGACTCCTCGCCGATGCAGGTCATCGTCAACAACAACGCCGGGCAGGTGGCCCAGGCCAGCGCCAGCGAAGGCCGCGGCCCGGACGGCAGTCGCATCGTTGAGGTGCTCATCGAGCAGGTCGAAGCCACGCTGGCCGGAAAGATCAGCCGCGGCACAGGCCCGGTGGCCGGGGCCTTGCAGCGCACCTACGGCCTCAACCGCGCTGCGGGCGCCTACTGACCCCGACCGACCGCCATGGCCGCCTTCCCCTTCAGCCTGCCCGGCCCGCTGGTGCAGGGCTACAGCATCAGCCCGCTGGACGGCACCCTGCGCAGCGACATGGACAGCGGCCTGGCGCGCGTGCGCCTGCGCAGCACCGCCCGCCTGGATCGGGTGGAAGCCACCTGGCGCCTGCGCACGGACGAGCTGGCCGCCTGGCGTGCCTGGGTGGGCAGCTCCGAGAGCTACAACCTGCTGCAGTGCAGCCAGGACTTCGCGAATGCCTACTGGGGATCGGCGCGGATCCAGTCGAGGCAGCCCGACGCGCTCGCGGCCCCTGACGGCTCGCTGAGCGCCGACGGCCTGGTGCCCAACACGGAGCTTGGTGACCATTACATCGAGCGCAACGTGACCGGCCTGCCGCCGATGAGCGAGCACACCGTGTCGGTCAACGTGCGCGCCGCTGGCTCACGCGACATCCAGATCTATGCCTTCGGGACGGGCAATGCGCTGCACAGCGTCAAGCTCAACACCGAGACGGGAGCCGCCGGACTGATCGCCTCGGCGGAGTACACCTCCGGGGCCGGCGTGACGACGGACTGGGGCGTTCAGGCCCTGGTCGGAGGGTGGTGGCGGATGTGGCTCAGCGGCTACCCGAACGCCTCGGCGACCAATCGCCGTTTCCGGATCCGGCTGACCGATGCGGCGGGCGTTGGCGCGTTCGCTGGCGACGGCGTCACCGCGACGGCCTACGTCTGGGGCGCCCAGCTGTCTGCAGGTCCCTTGCGGCCCTACCTCCCGACGCGCACCACGGCGCCTGCATCCGTGGATGGGCTGCAGGGCGGCGCGGGTTGGTTCGAGATCACTTTGCACCTTGGGGGCACGAAGCCCGAAACACGACTGGCGCGCTTCGTCGGCGCGCCGTCCTACCGCATGCACTCGCAGGCCTTCTGGGATGTGAGCGCCGCTCTGGAGGTCCGCTGAGATGCCCGACAGCACCCTGAGCCAGGCCTTACGCGAAGCCTATGCCAGCGTCCCGGAGGGCGAGGTTGTCTTCCACACCCTGGAGCTGTGGCACCCCGACTTCACGGCGCCTGTCCGGGTGGTCCGAGACTTCCAGGACTTGCAGGCCCGTCTGGAGCCCGCGGCACCCCGCCAGCCAGGTGCACTGGTGGACTTCGTGGCCTTTGCCTTCGACGCCGCGCTGCCCGAGGTGAGCCCGGACGCTTCGCCCACGCTGACGCTGGAGATGGACAACGCGGGCCCGGAGTTGATGACCCAGATCGAGCGCGCCGCCATCTCGACGCAACCCGTGGAGGTGATCTACAGGCAGTACCTGGCCAGCGACCTCGAGGCGCCTCAGAACGACCCTCCGCTGACCCTGCAGGTGCTTTCCATCCGCGCCACGCCGCTGCGGGTGACGGTGCGCTGCGGCTTCGCTGACCTGGCGAACCGGCGTTTCCCGGCCCGCAGCTACACCGCGGCCGAATTCCCGGGCCTGATCGCATGAGCATGATGCACGCCGCCGACATGGCAGGTCTGCACTGGTCCGCCGCCTACCTGGGCCAGCCCTGGGCCAACGCCCCCAACAGCGACTGCTGGGGCTTCGTGCGCCGCGTCTGGCGTGATCGCTGGGCGCTCGATGTGCCACCCCTGTCGGTGGACGCCACGTCCGCCCGGGCCTGCGCCCGCGCGGCAGCCGATGTCAGCGATGGGCCGCAGTGGTTGGTCATCGAGCTGGCCCAGGCGCACGAGGGCGACGCGGTGCTGCTGGCCCGCGGCGGACACCCCTCGCACGTTGGCCTCTGGGTTGCCACGGGCGGCGTGCTGCACTGCCTGCAGGGCCGTGGCGTGGTCTACACCCCGGCGGGCCGGCTGGCCGCGCAGGGCTGGCCGCAGCGGCGGATCTACCGCCACGCGAGCGGCGCCACCTTGCGCCCGGCTGCGGTCCTGCTGGAGCCCGGCGCATGAGCCCGATGGTGCATCCGACCCCGCTTGCGCCACGCGCCTGGTGCGTGATCCAGCGCGACCCATTTCACCCCTCGACGGGCCGTGAGCTGCGCGCCATCCACGACGCCTGCCGCCTGGTCGACGTGGTGCCCGCGTTGAGCGTGCCGCACATCCTGCTGCGCAACGGGAAAGCCGTGCTCCGCGCAGACTGGGATCAACCAGTGGTCGACGGCGATCACCTGGCGGTGGTCTGCCTGCCTCAGGGCGGCGGCGGCGGCTCGGACCCGCTGCGCACCGTACTGACCATCGGACTGATCATCGCTAGCCAGGGCGCCTACGTCGCAGCGCTTGGGGCGAGCGTTGGCCTCACCGCCGCGCAAGCAGGTGCCTTGGCATTCGCCGCCGGCAGCGCGCTGATCAACGCCGTCATCCCCCCGCCCAAGGCCCCCAGCAACCTGGCGGCGGCGGCGCTGGCCGCCCCCAGCCCGACCTACAACCTGCAGGCCCAGGGCAACCTGGCGCGCCTGGATGCAGCCATCCCCGTGCAGTACGGGCGCCTGGCTGGCTACCCGGACCTGGCCGCTCAGCCCTACCAGGAGTTCGCTGGCAACGAGCAGTACATCTACCAGCTGCTGTGCCTTGGGCAGGGTGAGTACGACATCGAGGCCCTGCGGATCGAGGACACGCCCGTCAGCAACTTCGACGACATCACCTACGAGGTGGTGCCGCCTGGCGGCACGGTGAGCCTCTTCCCGGCCTCGGTCGTCACCAGCGCCGAGGTGGCCGGGGCCGAGATCATTGGGTCCGCCTCTGGAACGTACAGCCAGGCCGGCACGACGCTGACGGTGACGCTGACGGCGCATGCGCTCAGCTTGGGGCGCGCCGTGGTGCTGGACTTCACGACCGGCACCGCGCCCGATGGCGAGTACACGGTGGCCTCCGCCCCGACGCCAGACACCTTCACCGTCGTGATGCCGGCGGCGGCGGCGGCCACACGCAGCGGCAACGTCAGCGTCACCCGCTACCTCGGCGGCTTCAATGCCGCGGGCGCAGGCACCGTGGCCACGGCGATCGGCCTGGACTTCGTGGCGTCGCGCGGACTCTACGTCTACAACACCAGCACCGGTGCGGTGGGCAGCATCAGCGTCACCGTCGAGATTGGGCTGCGCCCCATCGACGCCGCCGGCGCGCCGGCAGGTGGCTGGGTGGTGTTCACCGAGACCTTCACGGACAGCAGCACCACGCCCCAGCGCTACAGCCGCCGCTACGACGTTTCCCCTGGGCGCTACCAGGTGCGGGTGCGCCGCACCAACGCCAAGAGCACCGCGACCACGGCAGGCCATGAACTGGCCTGGGCAGGCTTGCGCAGCTACCTGCAGGGCAGCAACGCGTTCGGCGACGTGACGCTGATCGCGATGCGGATGCGGGCCAGCAACAACCTCAGCGGCCTGGCCTCGCGCAAGGTCAACGTCATCGCCACGCGCAAGCTCCCGCTGTGGGATGGCAGCGCCTGGAGCGCACCGCAGCCCACCCGCAACCCGGCCTGGGCCCTGGCCGATGCCTGCCGAAACCCGGGCTACGGCGCAGGGCTCGCCGATGCCCGCATCGATCTGGATGCGCTCGCGTCCCTGGCCGAGGTGTGGGACGGTCGTGGCGACAGCTTCGATGGTCGCTTCGACAATGCGGTCAGCCTGTGGGAAGCGCTGAGCAAGATCGCCGCAAGCGGCCGCGCCCGGGCGTTCATGCAGGGCGGCATCGTGCGCGTGGTGCGCGACCAGCCCCAAGAGATGCCGGTGGCCCTCTTCAGCCCAGCCAACATCCTGCGGGGCTCGCTGAGCATCGATTACGCCGTGGCCAGCGACAGCACACCCGACAGCGTGGATGTGGGCTACTTCGACGAGACGCAGTGGGCCCCGCAGCGCCTCGTCGTCACCGTCCCCGGGGGAAGCTCGGCCCGGCCGGCCAAGCTCGAGCTTTTCGGCGTGACCCGCCGCGACCAGGCCTGGCGCGAGGGCATGTACCACGCAGCCAGCAACGCACGCCGTCGCCGCACGATCAGCTTCTCCACCGAGCTTGACGGCCTCATTCCAAGCCTGGGCGACCTGATTGCCGTGGCCCACGACATGCCCGCCTGGGGTCAGTCGGCCGATGCGGTCACCTGGACGGTCGCCTCCCGCACCCTGGTGCTCAGCGAGCCCATGAGCTGGGGCGCCGGGGCGCACTACGCCGCGCTGCGCGGCAGAGACGGGCGTGTCAGCGGTCCCTGGCCGGTCACCCGCGGCGCGGACGACAAGACCCTGGTCTTCACCCTGGCGCCCGACATCACGCCCGACACCGGTGCCGCCCGTGAGCGCAGCCGGGTGAGCTTCGGACCGGCCCAGGCCTGGGCACAGCGGGCCATCGTGACAGCCGTCCGGCCATCCGGCGACGGCTCGGTGCAGATCGAGTGCGTCAACGACGACCCTTCCGTCCACACCGCCGAAACGGGCACCTTTCCGCCACCCGTGCAGGTCAGCCAGCTGGCGACCCAGTACACCGCGCCACAGGTGACCGGCCTGAGCCTGCGCAGCAGCAGCAACGACCCCGGCGTGGCCCTGCTCAGCTGGCAAGCCGCACCGGGGGCCGACTACTACCTGGTCGAGATGTCCGCCGCACAGACCGGGGCTGCGTGGACGCGCGTCGGCGAGACCTCGGCCGCCAACTACGCCGTGGCCGCGCTGTACGGCGCAGCCACCTGGATCCGCGTCGCGGCCTACGGCCGCACCCGCGGTCCCTGGGTGACCCTGAGCTTCGGGATGGAGGCCGACTACATGTGGTCGGCCGACGATGCAGCCCCGATGTGGTCGCCTGACGCCAGCAGCCCGATGTGGCGCTGATCAACCTCTGGAGCCAATCCATGCCAGCACTCCCCACCATCAGCGCACTCACCGGCGCAGCCACCACCGAGGGCCAGGCCAAGCAGTGGTTCGGCGAGCTGCGCAACTACCTCGCCGGCCTGCTCGGGGTCGAAGGGACGCCCGCCGCAGCGCGCGCCGCGCTGGGTCTCGTCAACACCCTGGGCACGACCGTGCTGTCCGCCAACACCACCCTGTCGATCACCGAGCACTTCGCGCGCGTGCTGCGCTGCACGGCCGGGCTCACGCTCACGCTGCCGCTGGCCGCAACGGCCGGCGACGGCTGGTGGTGCGAGGTGCAGATGTCAGGCACCGCAGCCGTCACGCTGGCCCGATCGGGCGGCGCGCTGATCACCGCCGCCGGTGGCGTGCAGGGCGGGCAGGCCTCCCTCAGCTTCCCGTCGACCAACCCAGCCAGCCCCCTCTGGGCGTGTCGCACCGTGCGCCTGCAGTGCGACGGCACCAACTGGCACATCCTCGCCACCGAGGTCTCGCGCGGCTTCCAGCGCTACACCGCGAGCGGCTCCTGGATCTGCCCCCAAGGCGTGCTGGCGGTGCTGGTCAGCGGTGCTGGAGGTGGAGCGGGCGGAACCGATGGGTCCGCAGGCTTCGACGGGAGCGGTAACTACCAGGCGATTCCTGGGGTGGTAGGTGGGTCGGGCGGCCGTGCACACCAGCGACTGGTTAATGTCACTCCGGGTGCAACCTATTCCGTGCTGATCGGCAGTGGCGGTGCCAGGGCGGCCAACGGCTCGCCCACGAGCTTCGGCGGCGCCTTGCTCGGCTTGCCGGGCGGGTCGGTTGGTGGCTCCCCTGGTGCGTCCGATGCCTTCTATCCGGCCATGGCTGGCGCTTCCAGCGGTGCTGGCGGCGCTGGCGGTGCCGCCGGCAGCGGCCTCGGCAGCGCCGGTTCGCCTGGCTTCCTCGAGGTGTCATGGTGACGCATCCCTACACGATGGCCGTGGTCGACCAAGAGGGTCTTGTGTCGAGCGTCGTCGTGGTCGAGCACTACGACCACCAGATCCAGGGCCTGACCCTGATCCCTATCCAGCCCGACGACCCCAACCCGCCCGGCATCGGATGGCGCTATGAGCGCGGCGCCTTCGCTCCGCCAGCCGAAGCGCGGGGCCCCGACAACCCCCAACCCGACGATTCCGAATGAACACCACAGACCATCCCGACCACGAAGACCGCCTCGCTGCGATCGAAGCCAGCCTCCGCGATGGCTCGGTCCGAATGGACAGCATGCAGGCCGAGCTCAGCGCCAACACCGCCATCACCGTGCAAGTCCGCGACCTGCTGCAGGCCTTGCGAGGAGGCCTGCGCGTGCTGGGCTGGCTGGGCGTTGCGGCCAAGTGGACCGGGGGTGTCGCGGCCGCGGCCACGGCCGTCTGGGCCTTGATCCACGCGGCCCTTCACTCCGGGCGCCCGCCCCATCCCTGAGGAGACCTTCATGTTCACCACCCTCATCTCATTCCTCGGCGGCAACGCCTTCCGCATGCTCTGGGGCGAGATCAGCTCATGGGTCGGTAAGCGCCAGGAGCACGCGCACGAGATCGAGCGCATGCGACTGCAGGCCGAGCTGGACGCAGCGCAGCACGTCCGCAACATCGAGAGCCAGCGGCTGCAGGCCAAGCTGGGAGTGCAGGTCATCCGCGTCCAGGCCGAGTCCGAGGTTGAAACCGCCGAAGCCCACGCCTGGGCGGCCGCGGCCGGAAGCATCGGCCGGCGAAGCGGAATCGGCTGGGTCGATGCATGGAACGGCATCATCCGACCGCTCGTTGCCACGGTCTGCGTCGTGCTGTGGGTGCTGCACGTCAGCCGCGCCGGCTGGGTGCTCGACGAGCAGGGCTGGGCAATCCTCGGCGCCGCGCTGGGCATCTACCTGGCCGACCGGACGCTGACGAAGCGTGGCAAGTGAGCCTGGCCGCATGAGCACCGCCGCCGCGACGCAGCAGTCCATGGACCTGGCCGCCGGGCTTTGCAGGCACTTCGAGGGCTTCATCGCGCACCCCTACCTGTGCCCCGCGGGCGTCCCGACGATCGGCTACGGGAGCACTCGCTACGCCGACGGAACGCCCGTGCGCCTGACCGACCCGCCGATCTGCCGCGAGGCCGCCGAGCGCCTGCTGCGACTGACCCTGACGCGCGACTACCTGCCCGCCGTGCGCCAGCTCTGCCCGGGCGTTGACACCCCCGGCCGCCTGGCCGCGCTGGTGGACTTCGCCTACAACTGCGGCACCGGCAACCTCAAGGCCAGCACCCTGCGCCGCAAGGTCAACGCCGAGGACTGGGATGCAGTGCCCACCGAGCTGCGCAAGTGGACCCGCGGCGGCGGGCGCGTGCTGCCCGGGCTGGTGCGGCGGCGCGAGGCCGAGGTGGCGCTGCTCACCTCACGCTGA